CTGCATGACTTCACGGTCCGGCATGGGATTAGGATTATATGGGAGAACTGCGGCGGGATGGTGTGGGAGTGGGTCGTTGATCAAGCCGACGCGGATGATTTGTTGTGCATCGACCATGATGCATGGTTGCGGTGGACGTATGCCCGAACCATCGAGGCTGTCAATCCATTGTCTCGTCCTTGCGAGCAAGGAGAACCTGTCCCAATGCGTGAAGGCGAAAACATGGCTCCCGGTCTTTTCGTGGCTCGCATGACGTCGATGGATGCTTACCAAAGCACCTTGTTCGGCCTGATCACTCAACTGAACTCGTCTTTCTTCACTCGGGGCCTGACCGATACGAGGCTTACGCAGTTAGATGAAATACTCCAAGAGATGACCTACACGGAGGCCCTCGATTACTACGTCGGTTGCATCACCGCAAACATGTCTCCAGGTGTATCACGTTGACTGTTAACGTTAGCAAACTCGTGACCGTTGATGCTTGGGTTGCAGAGGTCAACAGGCTTGCCCGGGAGATTGATCGCTGGGCGGACGCTATTCACCCGTCTGCCTGGCCGGAGCAACTGGGCGATCTGTGGCAAGAGTATGCCACTGTAGCGGCGCACGTGCCTGCAGAGTTGTTACAACTTGACTTCCGACATCTGCTCATACCTCAGGAGGAGGAACATGATCTTCAGACAATGGGAACAGGTACTCCGCAGGGAGAAAACTCAAACGCGCCGGCTAGTGCAGCCTAACGAGTTCGCGTCTGTAGATGCTGCGGGCAATGTCTTCGCCGTTTGGCGCGACGTGAAAGGTATCCAAGACCGGAGGCTTGCGCAACACCAGACCGTGCGCGCACCTTTGATCATACTTCGACGACTATACACTCTAAAATGGCACGTTGCCTTAGGTGCGTACAAGGACAAAACCTATGCCTTGCAACCAGGCAGGGGCGTGAAGGCCGTCGGGCGCTTCCGCATCCTGGCGATATGTCGCGAGTGGGTAAAGGACATCAGTTTCGCCGATTGTCGCGCTGAAGGCATTGAGCCTGCCCCTTTGATAAAACACGTGGATGCTGCGACTATCCGTGAAACTGCGAAGATGATGGAACGCTATGCTTTTGCACGTTTATGGGACAGCATTCACACGAAGCCAGGAACTCGCTTTGTCAACAACCCGCAAGTGTGGGCTTTGACCATTCGTGTTGACTCAGGAGAATAGAACCATGAGCATATTTGATGAGTGTAGTGTCTGTGGGAGGTACGCCTTCCTTTGGGAGGTAGCGCCCGTAGATGATCTTGCCTGTGTATCACAGGTTTACGCAACAACTGCACAAGCGGCAGCAGAGAAATCCGTGGCCGCTTGGGACGACGGCTGTACTACGGACTGCCTGGCCTATCGGGGAGGCGAAGTCACCGTCCTGGTGGTCTGCTTGGCAATGGCAGATCAACCTCCGCAAGAATTCACCGTGCGAGGAGCAACTGAACCTGTATACTATGCCCGTCAGGTGCTTCCTACTGGTTGGGATTCAACTAATACTTTCCGGCTACCGGACAAGCGATCGGCATACGAAGTGGCTTTATGCATCGTAAGGCAACAGCCCGACCGCGTAGTCATGAAAGCAGTCCTGCCTATGTCTCGGTTCAAGGCCAAGTTTTCGCTTCAATGGTCAACGGTGGAAGAGGTCATCACAGAAAGGTATCCGGACTTGGAGAAAACGCACGTCCGCGAAGTGGTGAATCAGGCCTTCCGTGTCGACCGAAGCAGACGAGCAAAAGCACAGAAAGAGGCGGAAAATGTCACCTCCAGTTGATCTATCTCCCGTGCGTGACACATTGGGAGAAGGCGTCCATACATCCTTGCGCAAAGCCGGAGATAGCCCTGAGGCGACGCAGGCTTGGCTGGCTATCCGTGACATGGATCAAACTGAGTGGGAGCGCATCCTGGCCTACCTGTGGTACGGCCTGGAGCCGATCATCTTGGCTGCATTTGAGGCAGCGCAAGAGCAGGTGCCCGAACTCCCCTCGATCTCTTTGGCCGAGAAGCCTTACCTATTTGACCCGTCGAACAGGTTCCGCCGTCTTGACAAGCGCGAGGCTTATGAGCGCGCATTGCTCCTGGTTGGAGAGATCCCGCCCGGGTCCTTGTGCTCTCGGACTATCGCAGGTTTCATAGGTGAGTCTCAGCTTACCTGGAAAGCGTGGATGGACGACCTTGCCGACAAGTGGCCGGAACTTGGTCGCGAGCACAGTCGTGAAGTACTACGCAGGGCGTTGTGGACTGTGCGCACGCGCATTCTTCGCCAGAGACAGGATGAAGAACGGAGGAAGCATGACTAAGCAAATTGCATACAAGGTTGTCCGTTTTCACGTATCGGTACCCACTGAACAGCGGTGGTACTTCTCTGCCAAGGCTCACGGCGATGCAGAAGTCGAGTATGTCCCTGGCTTGTGGAGCAATGCGTCTCCGTGGTTAGCTCGCCAGGGGTACCACTTAACTGCTTTTGGGGCCGTTGAGCATGCCCAAGCATTCTCCGCGTCGGGGGGATTCTTCCCGAAGGTGTCGGGTTGGCGCAGGGAAATTTGGGAATGTGAGGTCAAAGGGCTGATCAAGCCGCTTCCTCCAATTTGCTACGTGGAAACCGTTGCTAAAGGGGAGGTAGGCCCAGCTTACTTTGCCCAATGGCCTCCTAACACGGTCATGGCGCGAGCGATCAAGTTGACGCAGAAAGTTGAGAGAGAAGATGCCTGCCTACAACGATCTTGACCTAAGTAGGTGGCGTGAGTACGACCACATCTGGACCGATTCGCTCTGGTCGATCGAGCGCAGAGATGACTCATACCCGAAGATGCCCAACTTTCGAGGGGCCTTCATTCCCCAAGTTGCAGAGCAACTGGTGTGGCGCTATACCCGACGAGGTGACCTGGTGCTTGACATGTTCGTTGGCTCAGGCACTACCGCTTTCGTCTGTGCACGTTACAGACGTAAGTGCATCGGGATAGACATTGACCCGACCGTCCTGGCCTGGCTTGCTGATCACCTGGGGACGCCGACGACATCCTCCTACGGCAAGGCAACTCCGCGATGGCCGACATCTTGAGCACGGTCAACACAGCCGCGCAGCAGTTGTGCGGGCGCCCAACGGCCGACTTAGTCATCTTGCATCCACCTTACCACAAGGCGATCAAGTTCACAGACGACGAGCAGGACCTGTCTCAGATGCAGACGCCGTATCTGTTCAATGTACGACTGAGGCATGTGATCCATTATGCCCGAGAACTGGTCCGGCCAGGCGGGTTTATCGCGGTGGTAATCGGAGATACCTATCACGATGGCATGTTGCAACCTTTGAGCGCCTGGGCGGCAGTAGCGATGCAGGACCTGGGCCTTGCTATCAAGTCTATGATTGTCAAGGACATCCGAGGCAACGAACAAGGGCTCGGCCAGCAAGCCCGCCTATGGCGCTACCGCGCCTTGGCTGGCGGGTTCTCCGTGTTCAAGCACGAGTACATCATCATAGGAAGAAAGGATTGAAATGAGCAGCACCTTTGATACTATGCAGCAGGCGGTAAGATGGCTTGCTGATCACAAAGGGCAAGAGCCAGATCGAGCACGCCAGGTAGCCTATTACCTCCGAATGGCTCTTGATAGACTACACGAATTACACCACCAGGGCATGCAAGAACTGAACGTTGTCGCAGGCCGTCAGATCGCCTGCCTCGACATCGTCCTCCGTAACGCCGATCCGGAGGACCGCAAACTACACCTTGATGCCCGGATGAAGATGCGGAACGCCAAAGATGAACAGGCCTGAGTTGATCGCCGCGCTTCGAGCAATAGATGGGCAGCGCTGCCGGTTGCAGACGGCGGGACAGAGAATCGAGTTCACTGCCGAAATTCACGACCTCCACAACGTAGAGCGAAAGCCTACGACCGGCGACGTCTTGTTAGGCTGGCGGGGCAAATCCTCTAAGGCACTCACGTTGGACGCGGAAGAGGTCCAGGCCGTCCACGTTTTTGACGGCCCGGCCGTGGCCTTGGTGATGGGGCGGCCTGACGAAGTGCGTGACGCCGATGGGCTGATCGAATTAGGACTCAAAGGTTTGGCCGCACAGTACGGCAACACAGCTATAATAGCCGTGTTGCCCCAAGCAGCAAAAAAGGAGACTGCGAGAAATGAATGCTGATCAAGTGAGAACGTTGCTTATAGCGAACACTACAGGTCCGTTCTCTCTGAGAGAAGAAAGGGATTATCTCGGCATGTCCCAAGTAGGCCGGGGCGCTTGCCCGCGTGCGTTGGCCTTGGCGATGATGGGGACCAGGCAATCAGAACATGCCTTGATGGAGTACTACGGGGTAGTAGGTTATGCTTTCGAAGCGGCCGTAAAGGAACGGTTGTTCGAAGAGCAGGCGCCTCTGTTTCGGCGCGAGGTAGTGGCCGACTTCGACGACCGCTTCAAGGGCCACGTTGACTACGTGCTCAAGGACGGCACATTGGTTGAGATCAAGACGGTCACGTGGGCAGCGTTCTGCCGGTTAGGAGAGCACGTCCCCCATGTTCCGCGTTGGCGAGACGTGGGACAAGTAGGTCTCTATGCTCATCACGGCAGGTTCACGGACGCAGTGATAATCTACATACCCCGTGACGTAGACTATGACATATACCTTCGGTACATCGAGGCGCGAAAGCGCAGAAATGCCCTGGAAGAAAGGTACGGCATCGGCCACATCCCTGTGCGGTTGTGGGAAGATTACTTGAGGCTATTGGGTGACTTCAGCGTCTTTTTGCCCATTGACTTCCCTGCTCTGGTGTGCAATGTGAGTGCACCCGAACAGAGAATTGAAGAGCTGAATGCCATAGCGCGAGAAATCCTGGCGGCTGTAGATGGCGAGCAGGCACTCCCGTCGTGCACGTGCGGGCAGTGCGTTACACCAGACAGAAAGGACAGGAGATGATCTTTAAGCATACTTGGCAAGAGATGGTCACCGGCAAGAAAACGACTGCCCTCCGCTTGGCGCAAGATGATGAATGGTTAGTCGAGGCAGACAGTGATCGTCCTGCCCGAGCCGTCGTCCGGCGATGGAAGACAGCAAAAGGATACCTCGAGCGGAGCAAGTGGGAAGTGGGCAAGAGCTACGCGGTACAGCCGGGGTACTCGATGCCGTCCGTATGGGTGAACCGCCGCACTGGAGAAGTGCTCCTCGATCCCCGGGTGTGGTGGGAAACGAATGCTGAAGCCGCTTTCGGGGGCGCTTGGAATCGTACTCAGGCACACCACGCACTAATGTTGGCCGGATACTGGGAAGCCCGGCGGACCTTATGCGGAATCAAGCGCATCCGGCCGGAAGAGATCACGGTCGACCTGGTGCACCGGGAAGGATTCCGTGGCATTGAGGACTTCGCCACAATCTATCAGCGAGAAAACAGGAGCTTCCCGCGTCTGTTGTACACGACGAAATGGGATCAAGATCCCGTGCGGGTCTTCGAAATGTTTTGGAACGATGTGATCTGGCGCTACCATCCAGAACATTTCTTAGGCCGCGTTAGCACCCTTTGGCAACTAACGTTCGCCTACCCCGAGTGGCTGGCCTGTGTGTGGGGCAAGTTGCACGAGATCACAGACAACGGGCCAAGGTACCTTAACCCTTGCGGTGGCTGTGACTGGTGGAATGAGTACGGCCCTGACAGTCGCGTCAATCATTGTGAAGATGGCAGCACGCCAGATCGGTGGTATGCCGCCGCAGCAGTAGATGGGGGGCAGTTCAATTGTCCAAACTACCGCACAAGTTATGACGATGCTGTGATTCAGGAGGCTGCATGATGACACAAAGTCAATTGCCTATCAGCAGTGGACATCGCCTACGGGCTGGGCGGGTGAGCGCCAGTTCAATACAAGGTTTCACAGTAGGATGCCAGGCCATGCGCGAAGAAGTGCCAGAACATGGGGCACTCGTCCGAGTAGATGCCCCAGCAACTCACCACGTGATCTATGCGGTCATCGAGGACATCCAGATCGGTGACGATCGTGAAATAGGATTGGCGGGTTCGCTGGCGGCAAGTGGAGAAGACCTGCCGGTAGAAGTAATGTTGGATCAGGCCCGTAATCTGCCTGTACCGATCGTAGTACGATGTCGCTCCCTTGCCTGGGGTCTTGCTACTACCCTCCCATCCTGGCGACTACCAGCACAACCTCCTGGCCTCTTAGAGTGGTTATACGTGTGCTCAGATGAAGAAATCAAGGCGATCACTGCCGGCAGGGGCTTTCGCGGTGCTTTGATCAACTTGGCGCAAGAGCGGCAGAATCATGCCTTAGTCATCGCCATGATCGGGAATGCTGTGACGGCACGCCCGGCGTTAGAGCGTCCGGAGTTCTTAGTCATAGTGACCCGTGCCTTGGCCGGTTCAGGATTGATGATCTCAAGTGGGTTAGGCACGATGGGACTCATCCAGCGTATCAGCAGTGCTGCACCGTCTTGGTTAGAGTGATCCTTTGCCTATGCATAAGTTTGGCGGTTGTTGACTTCTGGTAAGACTGTGTTATAATATGACAGTCTGACAGATACTCAACAAGAGGAGCAAAGAGATGGACTACAGTATAGGTGTATCTTTTCGATGTTCACCGGCATTCGATCGGCAAGTCCGTATGGCTGCGGCTGCAGCAGACCAGAACCGCTCTAAGTTTATCCTCGCAGCGCTCCGAGAGAAGTTGGCCCGCACAAACCTACCCACGTTCGAAGAGGCAGAGCGTGTCCTGCTTGGCACGTCTATAGGTCCTTTCCCGCAGTGTCAAGCTGCTGGTCCGATGGGTGTGCATGATCCTATCCCTGGCTCGATGGCAGTAGAGGCTATTCTGAGTGACCTGATCGGGCTCGATGTTGATCCCAAGCTTTTGCTCGTTTATGTAGAAGGCTTGCTCAAGGCCAGAGGAGAAAGAGACGGCGGAAATGGGTAAGGATACTCGGATCTCTTACCCCGACCATACCTTTAACATTTGGTGGGGATGCACGGAGATCGCGTCTGGCTGTGCGAGGTGCTACGCAAGGCGATGGGCCACTGAAGTCGGATACGACGTATGGGGCGCAGACCGCGGGCGGCGTCTTGACTTCACAGAAGGCCACTGGCAAGCACCTAGACAGTGGGAGAAGGCGGCGGTCAAGACGGGCAAAAACGCCTTGGTTCTCTGCGGGAGTATGTGCGACATCTTCGAAATCCACCCAGACGCGGCAGTGCATCAGGCTATGCAAGAAGCCCGTGCTCGCTTGTGGACACTGATTGAAGAGACGGCTTGCATGGCCTGGCTCCTTTTGACCAAGCGGCCGCACAACTGGACTGCTTTGGTCCCGTTCGGCTGGCGCGGTGGCTGGCCGACCAACACTTGGCTTGGCGTCAGCATTTCAGATCAAACCGATGCCTCCAAGGCAGGGCCGATGTTTCGGACAATCCCGGCAGTAACTAAGGTCATCTCTTATGAGCCTGTACTCGGTTCCGTTCAATGGTCAAGTCTGCAACGGTCGAGCGGGACGCAATTGGGCGGAATCCTGGCCGGAGGCGAAACTGGACCTGGTGCACGGCCGTGGCACATTGACTGGGTGCGAGCAGCGCGAGATTGGTGCCATGATCATGGACTCTCGTTTCACTACAAAGCGCATGGGGATTGGCTGCATCAGTCGCAGCTTTCGGGCATGATGGGCTACCAGGCGAGCACGGAAGCACTCAGGCAGTTCGCGTGCCATACGTGGCAAGACGGCACTCGATCGTACCGTGTAGGGCGGTCACAATCTGGCCGCATCCTGGACGGGGTAGTGCACGACGACCGCCCTGAGATTGACCTGGTACCCAGGCAAGTGAGGATGTTCTGATGCCAAAGCCCTTGCGCATCTTGGGGTTCGATGCGTCCTCTTCGGATGTGGGTTACTGTGCCATCGTTGAAGGCACGGTGATCGCCAGCGGAGCCTACTCACCGAAAGGCGACAGCGGGTGGGTTCGCATGCTGCTCATTGCCAACTGGATGCGAAGACCACTGCCGTTTGAGATAGACGGACATCCGGCTACTCTGGCCGATTTTACCGTCGTAGCGGCTGAAGAGCCCACCGGTTCACACGGCAACGCTTTGACCGATAGGATACTGGGCGCCGCTATGTGGACGCCGTTAGTCCTGGCTCACCTGGCCGGCGTGACCGATCTACGTCGCGTCAACGCCATGAAAGTCAAAGCCAGCGGATGGCACAAAGGTGTCGCAAAGGTTGTCGCGCAATTCTTGGGCAAGGAGACGATCACGGAGCACGAAGCAGACGCCGTGGGCGTTGCCATGCATGTATGGAATGAAATGCGAATTGACCGGATGGTGGCGGAGGCGCAGGCGCAGGCGCAATGAAAGAAGGGATGCTGTGGTATGACGATAATCCTGGCACTTCATTAGAGGACAAAGTGCTACGCGCGGCAAGACATTACAAGAGGACACGCAAGGTAACTCCGAATCTGTGCCTTGTCAATCCGGCCGCTATGCCGAAAGATCAGAGTAAGCGCCTGATGTTCGGGAGGGTTCGTGTAGGGGCGCTCCCCACTGTCTTGAGGCACCACTTTTGGATGGGTGTAGAGCTGATTCAGAAAGGAGTACAGCAAGATGCCACGTAAGCCAGTTTGCAGAGGTTGTAAAATCGAGTACGAAATGGACGAGACCGGCGTCGTAGTTCTCTTCATGGCGGGGCCGACCGTAGCCGAAGAGCAGCCCTATCAAGCGATATGGGCAGATATACACAGATGCCCAGGCTGCGGACACTCACTCGTCACCCACTTCGCGGATAGGCCCGTTGCCCGTGACGAGGCTGCCGGGGAGTATGCAGAAGAGCACCGCGCTCTTGGCAAGACCGTTATCGTGGTGCATGAGCATCTTCCCCTGATTGAAGAAGATGTCGATGTTTGATCCTTGTCCGCGATGCGGATCTGCAGACGGTTTCTACGTTACTGCTCGAGCATACGGGCCTGTCGAGATTCACTTCGATCTCGCTGGCTCTCAAGCCGAAATGGAAACCGACCGCATGAGATTCGAGGCATCGGAAACCGTTCGGTGTGTCGGGTGCACTCGGATTCGGCGTGACCTGGTGTGCAAAGGACGAGAAATCCAACTCAAGCCCCCGGAGGCCAAAACACATGGGTAAACGACGTAGACGACGGTGGCGATCGCCAAGGGAGTGGCTGCCCGACCTTGAAGTAGATTGGGTTCTACCGCTGCTCTTGATCTGCATGATCATCGGTGCAGCAGCGTATGAGCTCAGTGCTATCGGCACGGGTACTTCAATGGCATACTCCGACGCTCGCACTTGGTCAGGGTGGGTTTTTGGGTTCGTGATCGCTGCGACTCAGGCAGCAGCAACGCTGCTATGGGTGAGCAGCGTTCAACACAATGCAAACACTGTCGAAGGGCAACCTGAGCGGGCTACCGTGCTGCCGATGATCATGTCAGTTACAGCCGGAATTGCATCGGCCGCAGTTGTGTGGATCCTTCACGAAACGATCGGGACCGCGCCTGGTCTGACCGTGCTCTTCAGTGTAGGCGCTCCGGCCTGCTCGATAATGGCCGGAGTACTCAACGGGTACTTTGTGGCGGCTGAGACTGCGCAGGCGGCCTGGCTGATAATCGAAGCCAAACGTAAGGCCACAGAAAAGACAGAAAAGGCCAGTGCCCGCCAGCAGCGGCTGGAAAGCCGCCGACTGGCACGCCAACGGAAACACGAACTCGCAATGGCGCAACTAACGGCCGCTAGTGATACCGGTGGCGATACCACTGGCAAGCAAGCGGATGTCCATCGGCGTGCTACTGTGCACCAATTCCGCCAGTGGCGCACCGACATGGCTACCGAAGACGAGAATGGCACCGAATCGGTGCTCAGTCCTAACCAGGTGGCGGAAGTAGTGACCAGCCAAGGCTACAGCGCACCGCCTGGAACTACAGCACGGCGGTGGGCGCAAGAGACTGGATGGGGAGTGTGATCATGCGCAAAGACACATGTGTGCTAACGCTGAGAGTTGCAGGCCCTTGGGCCTACGTATTCGGAATAAGTGATGAGGCACGAGCAAGCTTGGCACGGAGGTTTGGGCGTACAGTGTCAGCGTGCTTCTTTACGATCAGCAAGCAGAGGCAGGTGTTCACGTGTGAGCTCAGTGTATCTCTTCCTCCAGCACCGCCCGCACCTACGACGGTCAGAGGGGCACTGTTGCTCGCGTGGCGGCTTTTGATGCACGGTACGGGGAAGGGCGGGCTTGGAGGATAACACTGGAGTGACATAAACCATCCCGATCAAGGGAGTAGTGAAACGGACAGGAGACCGATGGACAAGCTTAAGCTGTTAGAAGAGTGGGCAGTAAATCTGGCCCGCGCCGCAGGTGAAGGCCAGTTCACCAAAGTTAGCTGCCCTATCAAGAAGGTATACCTGATAGATGGCCCGAGGGCGGGTGTCTTATTGCTGCATCCCGCAGGCCTGGGAGCAGGCATATTGATCAGTGCGCTGAAACGGTACAACTGTGCAGCTCTGCGCCCATTCGTGCCTTGGACGGTAGACAGACCGTTGATCTACATGACAGATCGCTTCATTCGATGCGAGTGCGCTTGGCCGCGCGAATGGGCACGGACGATGATCCGCCTGACTGACCTGGACGAGCGTAAGCCCGGCAAAGGCCAGTTCATTATCGGTGAGGCCGAAACGGGTCCAGTGGTGATAGGGGGGCTATCCGACAGGACCCCTCACTTCTTACTGGCAGGCACCTCCGGCAGCGGGAAGAGCAAGGCGCTTCAACTCATCTTGTTCCAACTCTGCCAGGACCCCGACAATGAGTTGATCTTGGTCGACGGAAAGCAAGGTGAATCCTTGCGTCTGCTGCAGCATTTGCCAGGCGTGCTTGGCCCAGTGGCGACGGAAGGTCCCGACATCCGGGGAGCACTGGCCTACGCTGTCCAAGTGATGCGGCAGCGGGGAGAGAGTAATAGCTGGAGCGGCCGGCTGATCGTGGCCGTAGATGAAATCCAAGAAATCATCCAAGATAGCGCCATCGCTGACATGCTGCGCCTATTAGCCGCACAAGGGCGAAGTCGTGGGGTGCACGTGTTTATCACGACACAACACCCCACCACAAAGGCATTCGGTGACCCTTCTGTTCCGCGCAACTTGACGGGGAGGATCGCCCTGCAGGTCGTTGATCACGCTGCGTCACGCGTGGTGACCGGGAGTGCCAGTTGGCCGAGGGCAGACTTTTTGGGCGGTTCAGGCGACGGCTATGCAATCGGGCCGGGCTGCTTCCATCGCGTCCAGGTTGCCTGGGTCGACCGAACAGATTTCGACAAAGCGAGCAACGGCTATAGCTGGCGCTTTCAGCGTTGGCCGGAGTTTGAGGCAGAAGACATAGGGCAAGATCTCCCGGCCAACGGTGGCCGCAAACCTTTTACAGGGGACCAGCTAGGAGCCAGTATGCTGGCAGCCAGCTTGAACCCGCGAGAAGGGCGCGACGCTTTGTTAACACGACTGAGAGAGGCCGAACTTGGCCCCATCGGTACTGATCGTGTCGGCCGGTTGCGAGACATGGGACGAGACGCAATCACCTGGCTCAACACGAACGGCTGGTGCGTTTGCAGAGTGGCGGACAGTGATCCTGATCCGACTAACGTACACGTCCCGGTACCGCCGAAGCCGACGCGGTTGACGGAAGATGTTTGGTAAATCAACTGACCGACCGGCCTGGTATGCACACTCAGGGGAGGCTAAACGCCTTTAACGCCAGTCAGACAGCACAGTGAGTGCATGACCGGTCGGTCGGTCAGCAAGCAAAGAGGAGACAATGAGAAAGAACATCAGCTTGGGTGCAGTGTTAGGAATTCTTGTGTTCATCGCGCTGCTATTCGCAGGTCTCTTGTATGGCCTGTATCGAGTAGTCGTACAACTATCCCCGAAGGTTTTAGCGGTGTGGGCATTGGTGGCTACGTTGCTCGCGCCTGTGATCGGCCTGCTCTGTTATAAGATCGGCCATCTGCACGCGCGAGGAGTCCTGGCAGGCCTGGCGATGGGCCTGGGCACCGCCATGAAAACCGCAGGAGAGGTAGTCAAGGTAGCTTCTGCTACCAGTGAGGTCAAGATCAACACAGCACGAGGTGTCAGCGCAGCACAAGCTCAAGTACGCGAGCCTTTGCCTGCGCCGACGTTGCCCACTATTGTCGTGATCGAAACTCCAGGAGAAGGCAAGGAGGTGCTTTTGTGAGTGATACGCAGGGTGAACTTGAAAGGTTTGTCGAAGGAATGGTCACTCGTGGCCTTCCTCCTGTCTTTGCTATCGCTACCTTGATCGCCTGGCGATGTGAATGGTATCCATTGACGTGGCGGCTCATCAGGGTTTCTTTGATCGTGATCGCCTTGGACGTGATCATGCTGATCCGGATGCGTCGTAACTCAAAAAGAGGAAACGCGAATGGTAGCCACTGAACAAAAGATGCCAGAAGGATGGGGGTGGCCTGGCGCAGCTCGCAAGGCGCACTACTTTGTCGACGGCCGCAGTTTATGTGGTCGTTGGGGATGGATTGGCGGTAGCTTGCAACCCGCCGGCGAGCCATCTTCAGATGATTGCGCAGCCTGCGCGCGCAAACTGGCAAAGAGGCTGCCGGTGGTTGAGGCGCTCCGCGAGTTCAAATCGCACGAGGAAAAAGTGCATCAGACATACAAAGATGCACTTGCCCTCTACGGGCTGCGTGTAACCAATCTACTCAATGAATTCATGAGGATAACCAAGGCCGCCGACCGGACTGGTCCGCCGCCAATTACGGCGACCAGGGCTGACGGACAAGCTATCTTGGAACATTGGGCGATTGAAGCGACATCAGCAAAGTAGCATGGTAGTGTAGAGTACGGCGGTTATCGGCATCCGTGAAGAAAGGTTATCAGTACTAATGTCCATCATCAGAGTCTTCCCCAGAAAGACGAGCATGACGCCAACTGATGAGTTAGCATTCGTTGGAGACCCGCCGCTGTTCCGTCTAGAGGCCAATGAAGTGCACGTCTCAGTGACATTCACTTGGGATGCTGCAGAAGGGCGTCGGTTAGCCCAGGCCTGGGCGAATCACTATTCTACTGTCAAACTTGGCGGCCCAGCAATTAGCGAGGCCAATGGGCCATTCGTAGCAGGACGATACATCAGACCTGGAGTAACATTCACCAGTCGCGGTTGCCCGAACAAGTGTCCATGGTGCTTAGTGCCCGAATCTGAAGGAGCACTGAGACTGCTAGACATTGTGCCAGGACACATCATCCAAGACAACAACTTCCCTGCAACACCAAAGGCCCATCGGCTTGCAGTCTATGAGATGCTACGACAGCAGCCTCGAGCCGCTGTTTTCTCTGGTGGTTTAGAATCTACCAGAATCACAGATGAGATAGCAGCAGAGTTTCAGTTGATCAGAATAAAGAAGGTCTTTCTGGCTGCTGATACTGATGCCGCACTGAGACCATTACAAGATGCGGTCAGTCGCTTATCGTTTCTTGGTCTACGCAGTAACAAGCTACGCTGCTATGTGATGATTGGTTATTGCAACGGCACTATAGCACAGGCAACAAGGCGACTCGAGGCCGTGTGGGAAATTGGTTGCCTGCCGTTCTCGCAGTTGTATCAGCCGCCAGATCGTTACCTCAAGTATTCTCGTGAGTGGCGAGAGTTGAATCGAGCATGGTCACGACCTGCTTTGATCCGCGCAGCACACAAGAAGTAGGTGACACTACTGCACTAGGAGAGGTTGTCAGAAGTGAAATGAAGCCATTATCCGCAAACCAAGAGGCGATGCTATTGCGACTTTTTCAAGGTGACGAACCTAGCACCACTGTTGACGGCCTCTACTGGCTAGAGGCACCGGAGGAGCGGGTAGATAGTCGCACGTTGCAAAGCCTCATTAGCCGCCACCTGGTTTCAGTTGCGACTGGAGTGGGCAGTGGAATGATGAGACAAGGTTTCAGACTTACAGAATGCGGCACCAAGATTGCTGAACAGTTGGATGATGCTGCGTACCAGAAACTACAGGCTCAACGTGGGTGGTAAGTAAGGAATGCAAGTTAGCATCACTTCTAAGTACGGCCGTTATCGGTATTCCATTAGAGAGGTAGTGACAATGAACAAGAACACGCAAAAACCAACATGGTGGCCGGAGAATCCATACCCCCAGTCGGTCTTTCCGATGCAACGAGAGCAGTATGTGGAAATCGTCCCCGATGACGATACGCGTACCGGCCTGAGTGGACTCCTCGGTCGGGAGTTTTGGGACATCGTCGCCGATGCGATTTGGGAGGCAATGCAAGAAGAACGCGCGCTCGTGCAAGCAACGTTAGAAGCCGCCCCCAAGATACCGAAGGACACAAAAGGTGCCGGCGTGTTCTTTTGGACTAAGTATCTGCCGTGGTTCACTGACGTGCTGCTGCCCGCATTGCTGCGCCTGCGAGAAAGAAAACAAGATGCCACGAAAAGCGGCCCATCGAGCACATAGCCGCATCTTGGCTACACCCGCCGGCGCCTTGGCCTTCTGGTGGGCCTGGCAGCAAGGTTGGGATTTCTTGGAGGTCGTGCTGCTCTCACTTAGCGCGATGATCGGATGCGGCCTCATGGGGCAAGTGATCACCCCCGACCTGGACCTGATCGAGGCGCAGGTCGGTTGCGTCGGCGAAATCGCCAGCTACGTTAGCTGGGTGCTAGTGTTGGGTTGGCTTGCCTGGGTAGAAGGACATCACTAGAAGAAGAGGAGAGAACTACCATGAAGACAGTGATACCGTCACGACACAATTGGGAGGCGTTTTGCCAGGAACCTCAGTTGACAAAACAGGAACAAAGGGAGTGGACTGAATTGGCCCGGGAGGCTCGAAGTGATGATCAATTCTTAGCGTACATATGCAAAGCCGTGCAAGTCGAAGAGGCTGCTCTACAAGTAGCCAGCCGACAGTACACTAAAGATTACTCTGACCTGGTCGCGTTTGCTGACGCGAACCGGGTGCTGAAAAGGGCAGAGATCGCAACGCATGCACGATGGCAACAAGAGCAGCAGAGTGCGCGCGCATAACCGTGATCACTGGAGGCCCCGATGATCTTCTTGTGGAAGCTGTTCTGGCTACCTTATGGCCGGGTGTTCCGCCATCGGAACATGCTTTCACACTTCCCGGTCATAGGCACGTTTACTCGAGTGTTGTACATCGGCGTGCCGGCATTTCTCTTGGCGCGGGCCTGTGGCGTCCTGGCGTTGCCCCGCCCCATGATGATCGCCTTGGCTGGGGTGGCCTTGGGGTTGACAATCTCAGACACGATGCACGCACTGGCGGACACAGCCAGCGCGATCGTGAAAGGCCAAGTGCGCACCTTGAGACGGTAGTTGCTGATCAGATAGTCCTAAGCGAAAAGGGCTATACTCATGCATGCATGAGAAACTTGTCACCCGGTTTGCAACTTTGGTTTTCGATGGGTTTTGACGGTTTTGGCAGAAACGAACCCCCAGATGTAGGGGGGACGAAGGTAGTCAACCCCCAGATGTAGGGGTAGACGAGTGTCAAAAACCGTCAATAGACGAAAGTCTTACGAACGAGCATGACCCCCCAGATGTAGGGGGGACGGGGGTGGTCAACCCCCAGATATAGGGGTAGACCAGGAAAACGGCGTTTGGGCGGTATAATGTATCAAGTCCCGGGTTTTGGCACTACAAAGCGGCACTCAGTGAGTTCATTATGTAGAGCAGTTTTTGAGTCAACGCATTTTTCACAGGGAGTGAGATATGAACCAGCATCTTTTCGATGGAGCTGAGGCTGCGGCAGCGGCCTTAGCGGAGAAGGACCAGGCACTGGAAACGTTGGGGCAGCGCGCCAAGGCCGCCGAGCAGCGCGCCGCAGAAGCGGAAGTCCGTGCGGAGGAGGCGGAGAACGCTCTGGCAAAGATGCAGGCGACCGTGCGCGAAGTGAACCAACGACTCACGGCCGTCTTTCACAAAGGCGAAGATTTGCGTCGCCGCCTTACTGGAGAGCCTACATGACGAAACTGTTCGCCCGCTTCACGGGTGAAACGATAGAGCAGGTGGCTCGGGAACAAGAAATGATGCGCGGCATCCCTGAACAGCCCTATCCACGACTACCGTTCCCTATGACGGTGTTGCCGTGGACGATGGATGAGCTGCCGGGCACTACTTGGCGCAACGTTTGGACGCACACCAGTGAGACGGTGGAGGCAATCAAAGAAAACCGGTATGGTGTGCTCGGTCCTGATCCCGATATTTGGATCAACGCCATGTTCTCCCTGGGGTTATGGCGCAAAGATCAGTTCTGCATTGAGCATTGGGTCCGTGTGGATCATCTATCTGCACTTGTACAGGTAGCCTGGGCAAGCGAGCAGGTGGCGAGCTGTAGGCGGGATCTATTACAAGCACAGCAACATGCGGATGAAGTCGCACGCGGAGTCCGCACCGGCAGCAGCCCGACCTATCAGAAATTCCGGATTGAGATGGAGCAACGTCAATTAGATGAGGCCCAACTACAACTCTCGGAGTTAGCAGCTTCGCTCGGAGTCGTCTTGAGCGTAGATGTCAGAAACGTGGGCGCTCAGAGGAATGAGCAATTGATACTGTTATGATCAAAGGGGGAAACGTGGATCAACAAGCAATACTCGAAGCAGCCCTGGCACTCGAGGCAGCCCAGGCTCGCGCTAAAGCCGCCGATCAGCGAGCGGAGGTGGCAGAGGCGGCGCTGCTGGATTCAAGTGCTCTTTGCCGCGAAGTGGCGGCAGAGCTGCCGGGCTAGAAGAAGCAATAGCATGTGCTAAGGCGGCCATAGAAAGGGCAACCGGTCTGGCCGAACTCCTTGGCCTTCCTGCAGAACACAAGGAGGAAACGACAAGATGACTATCAGAACAGAGTTGGAGTTTCAAGCAGACAGGGTAGAGACCGCTTTCGCAAGTCAGGGCATCCGTGTAAGAATTTCAGGAGGGCAGAGAACACACAGGTGGGTGCGCTTCGACGTATTCCCTCGTCTCAGCGGAGACACCATCCTTATTACTCCTGCGTTGATTGACACGCTAACGAGCGCGCTAAGGATGGAATGTCGCGTAGAGCGGCGGGGCGCAAGAGTGGCAGTCGTGGCTCTCCGCGTCAACGTGGCACCTTTACAGTTCGGGCAGTTGTACGAGCAGTTGTACCAGTACGATGATGTGATCACACTGCCAGGGCTCCCTCATCTTGCTGCTGCTCTGCTAAATCCCCCAAGGCAGGCAAGAAGGCCCCCGCGTCTTACAGGGATGATCGGGTTGGCTGAAGACGGGACGCCGCTTTTAGTGCGGCTGCCCTCTGAGGATGTCAAGAACGTTCTGATCAGTGGAGAGGCCGGAGCCGGAAAGACAAATCTACTGCGCTGCCTGGTGATGTCTCTTGCATTGAGCGAATCGCCGGCTGCGTTGCGCATGTTGATCATCGCGCCGCGAGAAGAGTGGGGCTGGTCAGATTCCGTCCCGCACCTTATGACCGCACCTGTTGATGTGCATGCTTGCAAGGTAGAAAGATCGGTGCGCGCGGTAGCCCGTCTTGTCATAGAGCGTGAAATGAAACCCCAGCCCGATGCCTTTGTTACCTTGCTGTTTATCGTGGACGGCCTCGAAGACGTTTTCGAGCAGTCTGGCAACCTGGCGCCTATCTTTTCGTATATCACGACGCACGGCCCTGCTGTAGGAGTGCACGTCGTCGCCACGGTAGAAAGAAAACCTCCATGCGTCGGGCTCTTTTCGGCTTGGGGGTTCCTTGTGCGCATCCTTGGTAAAACACCGGATGCGCAGAATGCCTGCGACCTCAGTGAGGTTACGTTCAGTACAGCCGCAGAGCGGCTGGCCTCCGGAGAGTTCTTTGTGTACGCAGAAGGGAAGAGGACAAGATTCGACGCTCCGCTCTTGACTGTGTTAAATGCGGCGCTTAGAACGACTGAACTTGTTCAGAGGAATTCACGATGACTTGCATCATTGCCCTGCCCGACAGTGGCAAGGTATGGATGGGTAGCGATTCCGCTGTCCTCTCAGGTTGGAGCATCCGGCAGATGGCGGCGACAAAAGTATTCCGCAACGGCCCTTTCTTACTCGGCTGTACAGGAAGCATCCGGATGGCGCAACTGCTCCGGTTTGACTTGACCATCCCTGAGCACGTAGACGGCGTGAAGGATCATGCCTATCTCGTCGCCACTTTTATCCCTGCTGTCCGCACGTGCTTGAAGGAAGGCGGGTTCACAAAGGTTGAGGACAATCGCGAAGAAGGCGGGTTTTTCTTGGCAGGCTATCGCAGCCAGGCGTACCACATCCACGATGACTTCCAGGTCACAGCCTACAATGATCGAGGGGGCCTAGCAGCTATTGGATGCGGGCGCGAGTATGCTCTCGGGGCGATGGCTGCCCTGGACGACGAGTGTGACTTACCGCCTAAGGAGCGTATCCTAGAGGCGTTGCACATCGCGGGACAATTCAGCAGCGGCGTACATGGACCGTACTATGTCATGTCGATGTGAAAGCACTACAAGAGTGCAGATGGAACAAGAAGAGATGGCGCGTGTTGCTCACCGTTCCCACGAACGAAGCGGAGCAGCTTCGCGAGCAGCTTACTGAAAGCCCCCCCCCCACGTTCGAGAAATGGGCGGAGGCAACTGTGGATCTTCTGATAAGGCGCGCAGCAGCGTTACTCGCCTTCGTCGAGTAACAAAGGAGATGCTTGTACATACCTGCCGACGGATCGACACTAACGCGAAAACAAGCACAAAAGTATGGAGACCGCATCACGCGTCTGATCGTGCGCAGTGACGGCAGCATTACTCCTGCTCAAGTCGTCAAAGATGCGCGATCAAAGCGATCTCCATTGCATGACGGGTTTGAGTGGGACGACGAAACGGCAGCGGAGAAATGGCGGCTTGAGCAAGCCAGTTACATTCTCCGATCAATCCACGTCGTGGTGACGGCCGCGGACTGCAGTGAAGTCGTGACCGTGCGGGCTTTCCAGCACGTCACCTTGAAACGTGCAGACGATGAGCCTGTGAAGGCTTATGTCCTCGTCGCCAAAGCTATGAATGAAGATGCCTTGCGCGCGCAGGTTCTTGAAGATGCCCATCGGCAATTGCTTGCTTGGCGCAAGAAGTATGCCACCTACGAAGAATTTGCTGCGGTGATCGCAGCGATTGACATGATTGCAGATTGACGCGGCATGGCATTGCATGGCATGGTGCGGTTAGGCCCAGCGAGGTGAGGCAAGGCAAGGTGAGGCCTGCTATCATCTGACGCGGCATGGCACTGCACGGAAGGGTAGGGTTTGGCAGGGTCGGGCAGGGCGTGGTGAGGTAAGGCCTGGCGAGGCAAGGCGAGGCGAATTGTCGTGGCTTGGCAGAGCGGGGTATGGTATGGTGCGGCCTGGTAAGGTAAGGCAAGGCGCGGATCGCCATTATCTGACACGGCTAGGTATCGCTAGGCCGGGCAGGGCACGGCAAGGCGTGACCTGGCAAGGCGAGGACCGCCTTCATCTGACACAGTGCCGAGGCACGGCGTGGTTAGGCAGGGCTGGGCGGGTCTAGGCACGGCAAGGCGCGGACCGTCATTATCAGACGCGGCTCGGTAGGGCCAGGCGTGACAAGGCAAGGCTGGGTCCGGCACAGTGCGGTGTGGCAGGGTTAGGCAAGGTAAGGCGAAGAACACACAGCTATAGAAAGGCGGACAGGAGACATGACAAAAGCAAAAGGAACACCAGTAGCAAAGACAGTGATGATCCCGCAGATCCAGAAAGAACGGATGACGATCACGATCACAGGGTTAAGTCCGTTGCTCTGCAACAGGTTTGATCCTGACAAGATCAAGAGGATACGGGATAAGCAGCAGAAGAAGGACACGACTGTAGGACGACCGGTACGCACTCCGGAAATAGAGTACAAGGCTTCAATGTATATGACCGAAGACGGTCGGCCGGGATTCATCGCGGACGGAATCAAGGCCGCCTGTGTGGGGGCCTGCCGCTTTGTTCCTGACATGACCATGACCAGCGCACGCGGAGCGTTCTACGTCTTGGGCGGCGTGTTGCCCATCGAAGACAGCGAGCCTCACATGCGCGAAGACGTGGTCGTGATCGGGCGTGGTGTGGCCGACCTGCGTTATCGTGCGGAATTCTCGCCCCCATGGTCAATCACGTTCGACGTACTATTCAACCCCACAGTCATCTCCGCTGACGACATTGCCCGACTACTGGAAATCGCTGGGTTCCATGTGGGCATCGGTGACTGGAGACCTGAGAAGAGTGGCAACAAGGGCATGTTCCAAGTTGCCAGGGACGAGAACGGGTAACCTCGACAATTCCTCGCTGAACACTCCGACTTGCCGGTACTAAGCCCCTCGCCTCGAGGCGGGGGCTTTTTTTTGTTTGTCACTCGCGGAGCAGGTCGGCCAGGTATGCTTTGATGGTTCCCCGTCCATCTATAGCCCATTCGTCGCCTGACCAGCGGTAAGCGATCACTGCCTCGATCGGGTTATGCCCGCCGGCCTCGTTCCACTCCAAGGCACGGGCGATAGCATTGTGCAGCACTGCCGTCGCCCTTTCGTCGTCTACCCACCCCAGGTCCCCAACCTCTTCGCTGGTTTTCCACAAGTGGTTGAACTCGCTCACGATCACGGGCAGATCGTGGAAGCGTGCAGGTAATCTCCGAAGCATCGTCTCGACGCAGCCAAAGTAGTTGAGGTACTGCCAGCGCAAGGGATCATCCCCAAACATCTCCATTGACCACACCAGGCCGGCGTTCGGCCCCCTGACGTACCCGTGCAGGTCGATGAAGTCCATCCCTTCGACCTGTTTCATCACCTCGTCAAACCACCAGCCACAGTCACTCCCCGGCCCGAAGAACGGATCAACGGCCCCCAGGCTCACGCGGGCGCCCTCCGGCTTCCGTCGCCAGATTTCGTTGTAGACAGCAGCCACGTAAGTCGGGCTGAGGTCAAAGTTCTTCGGCGATTCCCTCGGGTTGTTCCACTCATTCCCAATGGCGTAGCCCGCGATGCCCGTGCTGGCGCGCATCGTCCCCAGGCACGCCTCCACGAAGTCGTCAAGCTCGTTCTCCGGCGGCAACGTCCCCGCACCTCCCTTGTCAGTTGAGTACGAGAATCTCAAGTTGTAGTAAATCTTGAAGCCCTGATCAGCATAGCCTTGCAAGTTCAACCCGCTCACACCTGTGCCCACGTAGAGCGGCACGTAGACCGTACCCGCCAAACCTTGATCAGCCAGCCAGCGAATAGCCGAACCGCCTTCCGCATTGCCCGGCCAGTCGTGAATACCTAAGACCGGAGATGCTGTAGTTGGCGTTGGTCCATTCCCTGGCAAAGGTTCTCCGAGTTGCACACTGATCTTTTCGAGCAACGCCCTTTTCCACCGGTCGTGGCCCGCACTGTCCGTCCAGCCGGGGCACTCTGTCGCAAACCAGTCGAGGTGTCCTGTGATCTGGTCGATAGAGGTAATGGTTGGCAGTACATCCGATTGGATCGCCCAGACGCACACGCCGGCCAAGGCGTCAAGTTGGGCCTCCGTGGGCAGACCATTCACTGCATCACACAAAAGACCAATGGACAAGGACAGGCTTGCCCCACGTTGGTTGTGCCAGCACGCTACCGTCAGGTCGTTTGCCAGAAGCACGGTTCCTACGGTGTCGATCACGATGCTGTAAGGTCCGGAGGGATGGCCGGTGTAGGTGTGAAGGTCTGATGTCCACGTTTTGCTCCACACGTACCAGTGCACCAGGTTATAGAAATCACTGGCCCCGACATCAGCTCCGATGGCCTCTGCCAGTCCTGCCGTATGATGGATGCAGATGTCGTCGATCTCTGCAAGGGTGCGCGTTCCCCATCCATTTTCTAGTGACGTTCCCGACCATGCCTCATAGTCAGTCCGTTGTGGCAGTGCGGCCGTGACATCCCTGTGCCAAGGATACTCCGCAGTCGCTTGGCCTTGTAGTGCCGCCTTGAGTTCTGCAGGCGTGTTCGCCACTAAAGGCTCGATGCCCGTGTTCGGGTAGTGCGTCCCGTAGAAATTTGCGATGTCTCCGTTGGTCCATTCAGCCGGATTGATGACGCGGGCGGTCTTGTCGGGCAAGTCCCCGATCCCCGCATCGTCGGCGCTTCCGCCGACCGTCTGCCCTTGTCTCCAACTGCCCTCGATGGCTGCCACTGCCCAGTCTTTGTCGGCACCGGGAGGTAAGAGGACATAAGTACGCTTGTAAGGCGTGCGAGGATCGCCACGCCCTGACACTTTGTCGGTAGGATACACAAACGGTTTGCCCGGGTACGCCTGTGCATAGGCGGTCAGCTTGTCGGCAACTGCTGTGCCCGCCACGTCGAAGGCAGACCAAGGCGCCCCGTAGTTGCCGAAGCAAAAAACTGTCGCACCTACTACATACTCATCGTTTTGCAGTTCTTGATCATACCACACCAACTGTTGGAAATAGTAATCTGCCGCATCTGGTTCTCTGTCGTGGTCTCGCCAGTAATCCCCCAGATCGCTCCAGGCCGCCCCAGGTGCTCCAGGCGGAAGTGGCCTGACTAACGAGTCGATCCCGGCCTCTGTGATCGCCAAGGGAATATGACCGAGGCCAGCGGGAATCAGATGTTGCCTGTAAGCCTTTCGGTAGCGCAACGTCGTCCACCCCTCGTCTCCTTGATCGTCTGCCGGATCTAGTTGATAACTGCCCGTCATCCACCACATCCATGGGCAACTGTACTCATGCAGGCCAAGAATAGCCTTGTGTTCTAATCCCGCTTCAATCGCCGGTAAGAATGCAGGCCACAGTGACAAGGCCGGTGTTCCGGTGGCAAAGTTACCGATCACGCAGCGCAAGCCGATGTTTGCCATCAGTTGCATGCGTGCTATCTCAAACTCCGCGTACCAGGCCATCTCTTCTGCTGTGTTCCAGATTGGCTCATTGTGCCCCTCCCAGTAGAGAATGTGCTCATTGGACATGTAGGTGCCGAGTTGATCAGGCACGAACATTTCTGCCGCTTGCTGAGGTGACATGCCTTGTGCAACATGCCACTGTGCATCATAGGCCTCACTGTGGAGACGCCCAATGACTAAGGTATTAGCGAGTGCGTAGTGCACTGCACTCCCCCACTCTCCAACATACTTTGCTACTGCCGGGCCAGCCAGCAAGTACCCCGCGTGCTCGTCTTTGATGATGTGCGGGCCGAGCTTGCTGTGGATAGTTGCCTGTGGATCTCCAACCATCACCGTCACTGTGGCGTTAGTTGCCGAGGTGGTCACGGCCACGACGTGGTCTCCTTGCAAGGCAAGTGGGTCAGTTGTCCAACTCCACATGTAATCACTGCCGTCTCGCCCGACAGTGACGGCCGTGCGCCCGACAAGGGCACCGGTCGGATCGTGCACATTGAGTTTGACGTTGGTCAAGGCATCGGCGCTTTTGGCGACGACACTCAACGCCCCTCCGACTTGCGGTGCACTTGGCTTAACTACGACGGTTATAGTGCTCATGCTATCCTCCTGTCTGTTTCACGCTCAGGCACGTCAATTGCACAAGTGATGACCGAAGTGCAGTAGCTCGCAACTGTGAGTAGCAATCCGATCACTAAGTGGGTAGAAAGAAACGGAATAAACGCTAACCCCGTTCCGATCAGTGTGCCCCCGAGGACACCTATCCCATAGGCTGCTCTATGCAGCACGGCTGTCACTACGCGAGTGAGTACAGCGGCATCCATAGCACGCCGTCCGTGACCACGTCTTGGCGGTCTTCCATGTAACATCGGACCCACACGACGCGAGTAGGCGTAGTGACATCGTTCTCGTCTACCAGGCTGTATCCAAATCCTCCATCTTGCACGTCGCCGATGAAGTCAATCATCGGATTGTCTAAGTCATCTTGCTCAAGACGCAGCACGGCTACCGCCGCCGCGGCCTCGTGTTGTATGATGTGCAGCCAGGCTTGCGGCTGATCTCCGTCCGCAATGCTCATCCCCGCCTGACCGTCTGTCGTGAACATCAGCCGTTGAAATGATCCACCTAACACGTTGCCTTGGCAAATCTTGAAGGCGTTAGAGTCGGAGTCGTCTACACCCATCGTCCAGCGGTTGGCTGCATCCTGGAAGAAGCGCAACTGCAGGTCTCCTGTACCGGCGAACAGCAGCTCTCCCACGCTCGCCCCCAATGTCAGGCTGCCGATGGTCATTCCTGTCGCCGCCCGGACATCATTGAGAAAAGCCTTTGCGGTAGCGTTCGTGACGAGGATGTAGGGCACGCTGGTAGAGCTTAGATCCTCCCCGGCAGCGATGCCCCATTCGTCCGCACTGAGCCCTAAAATCCCATTGAGGTTCCCGATTTGCGCGTGGCGGGTGATTGTGGTCCACGGCTCGCCCGCGTGGGTAGCGACCAGCAAGTGGGGTCCGTTGGTCTCTTTCCCGACCAGTTGCAAGATGCCGTCCCCGCTTTGGCCGTAGTTGAAGATGGCCGAACCCCGAGGCAACACACCGGCGGCACCACTCTCCAGGCGCGCAGAGTAGGTGAAGTAATCGCTTCCCGGATCGCTGACGCCGAATACCTTGAGCCAGTTGTCCCGCACCGTGGCTCCACTCAGCGCACGCACCCGGAGGATGTCGCCGGTGGCGAACAAGGCAGCGTGACCGGTCGGTGGGTCTTTGACCTTCACCTCGAACAGAGGTCCGAGCAAATCTGCCGTCACTACACCGGCAAAGCTTAACGTACCTGCCTTCGTTGTGCTCAAGGCAAGTGCCAAGCTGCCAGCGAGTGTGACGCTCCCGTCTACGACCGCAGTGCCGAACTCATGCGCACCTATGTCGGGAGCGCTCCCAAAGTATGGCAGGCCGACGTCCGTGCCCGCATCTATCGCGGGGCTGCCTCCTTCAAGCGTAAAGTCCCCGGCAGGTGCATCGTTGAACAAGGGATCACTGCCAACCTCCGTGTTTGGCTCATAGCCGGCGGTTTGATACGCTGTGTAACTGGAATATGTGGCCCCTCCCCGTTTGATCTCCTCCCCGTTGCTGTAAGGAGCATAGTAGAGGTTATAATCCATGTCCAGGTTGTCCTCGATGTTGGTGCCCGTGACCGTCACGGTGCGCCCCCCATCGAATACGTTGTAGATGATGTTGTTCTTGACCTCAATGGTTGGGGATTCGCTGCCCGGAGCCCAGATGTGGATTCCAGACGAGGTGTCGCCTTCTCCTTCATTCTCGTTGTGATTGTATATCGAGTTGTTGTATATTTTGACAGGTCCTGTCACGTCGGCCCTGATGTGGACGCCAGAGCAGTCGACGTTATAGATTTCGTTTAGCTGAATTGTAACATCGCCCACGGAATCCGCCCAGGTAAAAAAAGCATTGTGGGACTGGGGCTCCGGATGGAATCTCTCGACGTTGGATACTTTATTTCGCTGTGCCGTGCCGGAGATAGATCCGGCGGGAGCGCTTTCGGTGGGATCCCCGAACTGAATCCCGTGGCTGTGCGTGTCGTGTACAGTGCAATCCTCGATCAAGAAATTAGCGGCACGAGCAATGTTGAAGCCTGCATGATCTGTATATTGTGCAGTCACATTCCTGATGATCAGGTTAGGATTGTCTGAGTCATCTAGGTAGATCGCGTCATAGGTATTGCCCGCTCCATAAAACCCTAAGTTGATGTCAGTGTCCTCGATGGTCAGGTCAGCGCAGCCGTTCACTGCATGCACGCCCCAGCCTTGAATGTTCTTGATCCCGCAATCAATAATCGTGATGTGATCAGCATTGCCCAGCCTGAATGCCCAACTCCCCGTTCGTCCGCCAACCGCATAATCGCCGTCTATCACGATGCCATTGAACGTGATGTAGTCTTCCTGGTTCACGTACACCACGGCCGAGCCGTTCCAGGCCCGCTTCCAAATCGCAAGCCTGGAGTTTTGCGCCCGGAACGTGATTTCGTTCCCTGAAGACCCTGAATTTTGGTCATAGTCTATCTGCGCCGTGAGGTTCCATGTCCCGTCCTTGAAGATCACGATGTCGCCATCTCTCGCCGTGTCCGCAGCATGTTGCGGTGTCGCCCAGGGCTCACTTTCAGTCCCAGGGTCCCCATCGTCACCTGTTGTTGCCACGTAATACGTAGTCATTCTTCTCTTCCTAGTCTAGCGTGGTGACCTCTTCCCACAACACAGAGGCTGCACTCAGCGTCACGGTGCCACCTACCGCGTGGTTCTCCCCAACGGTCAACACGCTGGCGTGCATCTCTGCGCGCACCTCTGCGCTGTTCATCTCGGCATGATCGCTAGCTTCTAACTTCCAACCCGTTCGCCCCACGCTGTAACCTTGCGACTGGAGCACGTCGCCGGTTGCAGGCCCGACGGCTCCGGCTGCGACACGCTCCAGTGCGGCGTCCGTGCCGAATTGCAGCGTCTGCCCTGCTGTGATCCTGAGTCCAATTCCAAACACGTGCAGCGCGCTCCAACTGAACGCGTATGTCTCGTCTACGTCTAGCTGGCGGTCTGCCGTCAGCAGGCCGCCCCCGGTCAATCCGGTTCCCGCCGTGAGGGTCCGGTTGACCTGGTCGGCCCGCAAGCCCACGACTACCTGGTCTTGTGCGTTCGCACTGAGGAGGAAGGGAGGCTGCACCGCTGCCGGTGCGAAGGTATGCTGCGCCGTGATCGTGCGAGCGCCATCTAAGTGCACGTAATGCAGATGATCGTCTTCCGCCAGTCCCGCCAGGCGAGAGTGTCTGGCGGCGCCCATCTGCCCGCGGCCTCCCACGCTCCCGGTGCGACGCTCTAGCCTGTCTACGCGCCGCTTCATCGCTTTTAGTTGCTCGAATATATTCTCGGAGTAGTGATCCTTCCGGATTGTCATTAAAAAGCGTACTCCTCAACCTCAAGCGTGCAAGAGTCGGTGTTCGCGTCCCACTCGCGGGCCAGTACACGCACGGCTGCGTCGAAGTGCCACCCTACACTGTCCAAGAACAACTCCGCCCACACGATGTCCCCGACGTCATACTCGGAATACAGGGCCGGAACTTGGTTGGTCGCAGAGAGCGTGATGCGGTTTCGCGGATAGGCCATCTCTACCAGGAGTGCGTCCGCCGTTGCCTGCAACGTGGGTATGTCCCCGATATCCGTCAGAATCACGACATGCTCCCGGTACCCATAGCGATCTTGGCTTTCTAAGTCATCTGCGATCGCGGTCGGCCTGTCCGCGTCCCAGTCCTGTCCTTCGCCAACCACGATGATGTGATTGGCGATGGTGCCTTGCTCATCCAACGCGCCCGCGCTCACGTTCACGCCATGGATCAGGTGGATCTTAGTCCGAAGATCGCGGCCTCGGCGCTCGTACCACCCGGCTATGAACTCGATACTCGCCGTTGTTATGTTTGGCAACACAGCAAAATCGTGCCCGCTCAGGCGGGCCAAGTCAACGATCGCATCATACAGGTTGTGGTAATGATACTCCTCGTCGCGGGCACTCCCGCCCGCGTATATCTCGCCCAAGGTGATAGAGGTCGCGTGGATCGCGTTGACCTGCATGATCAAATCCTGGAAGATGGCCCCTGGCCGAATTGCATCGTACACGGCGTTGATGATGGTGTACCGAGAATCCAGCAATTTCTCCCCTGTGTACGCCGTGACGTCCGTAGTGCCGAACGTGCGGCCACGGGGAACGTCGATGGTCCCGGCCCAGGCGGGCAGGCCGGTCGAGAACTCGTGCAGCACGCGGTTGCCGGGCCGCAACATAGCCTTCGTGCACTTCGCGTCTGCCCAAGGCATGCTGAAGCGTGACTGTCCATAGTCGTTGAGCCGCCAGGAAATTGATTGGAGACCAGCGTCAATCTCGGCCGACTCGCGCCCGTAGCGGTTAAAGATCCGTGTCTGCACAGCTGTCGGCATTATAGTAGATACCTCTTGATCCACGTCACCGTGACGGTGACGTTACCGGTGCCGGCGGCGTCGTAGCGCAGCGTGTTAGGCCCAAGTGCCAAGGGAAGCCACTGCGAGCGCACGTCTCCTAACACTTCCCGTGCCTGCATCTGTACTGAGCCATCGACTAGGTCCGTGACCACTTTGTTCGCGGTGTCTACCCGCAAGGTGTCGTCTATTTCCATCTTGTACGTGACCTTGATGGCATCTCCTGTCGTCTCGTTAGTGATCGTGCACTCCAGGTCATAGTTGCCGCTCTCGCCAAACACCATGACCTCGGGGGTATACGCTGTGTTGAATGCCAGGTAGCAGTGGTACATTTCGCATCGAGCCAGGTCACCCGCTGCCCCGTCTAACCAGAGAAGAAAGTCCATCCAGCGGAAATGCTTGCCCGGGTAATTCGCGGCGAGGTCATACGTGATGTCCCAGTCATCCCAGCTCGGAGAAGATACTGTTGGCTCGGGAATAGTGGCGAAATACTCCCAATCCAGGTAGTTTGAGCCCCCGATTTCGCTCGCTCGCAGATTGGCGTACCAGTCCGCACCGGTGTAGTCCTTCAGGCTGTGTCCCATGACATAGCACCAGGTAATGCCGCATGGATTGAAGAGAATGTAATGCCCGGTAGAGATGTTGACCACGGGCAGGCCGGGCCGGGGTGGGATAGAACTGATGAGTGCTCGTATCCCAGCCACCTCCCACGGATCTTCTACCGTGCCATACTCTCCCCCGTAGGGCCAACCCGAGTAGCCGCTGAATAACTCCCATATCCACTGCATCGTCCTGTAACCGTCGTCTTCCCCGAAGCACCCATCGTCGTGGGGAGGAACGAGCGACCATACCCAGTGGTCATTGTCCGAGCTCAGCAAGTCGAAGGCAGGCTCGATGTCGTCGTACATCCAAGGCGCTTCAGCCGCCGTGTTGCCATACATGACCCACACGTCGTGCTGCACCCAGTATGCTGCGTCGTCTACAGCAAAGTTGCGCGCCGTGGTGCCTTTTTGCGCCCTGGTAACACCCAAGAATCGCCTCAAACCATCGTTCTTGCTTTCATAGGTAAAGACCTCGTACTCCGTCGCTGCGTTCTGGATGTATATGATCCCAGACGCCCCCCACCAGGTGATATCCTCGTTGACGTCTATCGTCTCGGCAGGGTCTCCGCTGGCTATGGCGTGCGCCAAGGTTGCTTGCCTACCCGCCATGAACCAGGTATTGATCCAGATGTAAAAGTCGGTGGGGATCGTGCCGTCGATCCATCGGTAAGTCTCCGTGCCGTCCACGAACACGCGGACGTCATCGCCGTCGCCTTGGCACTTGCCCGTGAGGTCAGGCATGTCGATTTGGATGGGGTAGTTGAACACGCTCTCGTCGCAATACCAAAAGATGCACACCCACCGCTTGTTATCGTAGCCCGCCACGTGGGTACTGGTCGGCTTGATGTCGAGGACTGGGTATGCCTCGTCCTCGCCCGCGTTAGTGACGGCAGTCGTTTGCCCAGTGGCGGTGATGTTCCATGTCTCTTCATCATCCGTGACTGCTCGCCAGCGATAATCCTTGTCTACCCGCAACCGCACCACGAATATGTGACCGGCGCTCTTGGGCATGGCGTCCAGCGACTCGCAGACACAATCCCGGTACCTGAGGTTTTGCCCATTGTCGTCGGACACCACTAATCGCCTAGAGGTTCCGTCGCCTGGCTTGAACCATTGAAGGAGTTCTAACCTGGCCGCCTCTATGCTGGTGTCATCTTCGATGGCAATGCCAAGCGGCACCTTCAGTGATTTGTACTCTACCCCGCTGAGAACGGGGAATGTGCCCGGACGCTCAACACTGATTGCCTTGGTTCCCGGCAGGCGCATGCGTTCACTGCCAGTGATCGTGGCCGTGTAGGTGGGCGCGAATGCATTCCCGTCGAATGAGACGACTTTCATAGCGCGAGCTCCTGTAACTCAGCCATCAGGCTAGACGTGTCCTGCACGCCTTCCACCGTCACGTCGCCATAAACGATGAGGGTGGATGGCAGCAGCGCCGCTCCCTCTGTTGCTGGCGACGTTGCCAAGGCGAGGCCAGGCATGGCGGTGGCGGGCAGGTTCCCATAACTACCGAGGATCTCTGCCAGCGCGGCCTTCTCTTCGCCACCGCCCCCCGTGGGGATGCCCCACTTTGAGAACAACCAGTCGATCACCGATTGCGCGACAGCCATGACAGCATTCCATAGTGCGTCCGTCATCTGACCGATGCCGTCTATCAAGCCCTGGATGAAGGCTTTCCCCGCATCTACCGCACTGCCATAGAGACCTTGCAAGAAGATCACGATGTCGTTGAACGTAGTCGTCACGGTTTGCCACACATCGCTGAGCCACGTCCGAATCGTGGCGAGGATGTCGGAAACGATGTTGCGCAGCGTGTCGAGGATGTCGGTCCACTTCTCTTTCCAGTAAAGCCATAAATCCTCAAGCGTGTCCACGAACAGGCCAAGCATGCCCTCCATCAGTTCGGGGATGATCGAGCCGCCGACTAGCTGCTCGTACAGGTCCACGAAGAAAAAGATGAGATTCTCCACGAAGCCGCCCACAGTCTTGATAACTGTGCCCAAGGTGAGCGAGATCCAAGAGGAGATGAAACCGAATACCCCTTCGACAATTTGCTTGACGCCCTCGAAGTTGGCCTTGAATGATTCGCGGATCAAATCAGTGTCGCCGGTGATGATTCCCTTGATCAGCGCCATGGCACCGCCGATGATGTTGGAGAGTCCTTCGATGATCAGGCGCACGCTTTCGGCCATTTGCGCCCAAACGCCGGTAACATAAGCGATGACCTCTGCCACGGTTTCAAAGGCTGAAACGATGATGCCCACGACCAAGAGGAGGTTGCCACCGATCAGTGCGCCTATAGTCATGACGATGTCGCCTAGCCAGCCCCAAATAGCCTCCCAATCAATCCCCAGGCTTTCCATCGCTGCGGATATGTTTTCAAGAGCCCCTTGGATGCTGGGCATGATGCTGTTGGTGAAGATGTTGGCGACGACCGTGGCGACGTCTTGGATGACCGTCCATGCGGTCAGAAACACAGCCTGTATGATGGGCCAATTCTTCTCGAACCACTTCTTGATGCCCTCGACTGCTGGCTTGATGTGCTTCTCCCACACTCGTGTAGTGACGTCTTGGATGCCAAACCAATTCTCTGTCCATGCGACGTACAACAGGGCGACTGCGCCCACGATCAGCGCGATTGGACTGGTAATGGCCGAGACGAGGGTAGCCACGATAGCCAAAGAGAGCCCCAGCAACCTAAAGGCGAGATCTGCCGCAAGTACCACCCCGGCTACCTGGCCGAGTTTGACCAAAAAGTCGTCCGGCAGAACATCCTTGATCCCGTCCACGATGGGTTGGATTTTCTCATCGTAGACGCGCCGCATGTCGCCCATCAGTCCGTCCCATGCTTCTTGGAGCGGGGCAAGTGCCTTGGGCAACGTTTCTTCCCAGAGGACACGGACGGGCTCGAATGCCTCTGCCAGCTTGTCGCGCACTTGCTCCTTCAAGACATCGAAGGCACTGACGACTGATTCTCCGGCCCCCGCGAGGCCGCCCGCCATGTCCATCGCCCCCGCCAAGGCGTCACTCAGTCCGCCCGCTCCCCCTGCGGCTGCACCTAACGCGCCTGCAATGTCGTCCGTGATGGCGAGCGAGTCTGCCTGTGCATCAGTAATGCCGAACACTTGGTCGAGCAATTGGTTTTGGAGGTCCACTTTCTCTTGCGCAGCGTTTACTTCCATCATGGCCAGGTCATAGGTGGCCTGTGCTGCGTCGATCTGTGCCTGTGCTGCCTGGGCCGCTGCCTCCGCTGCGTCTACCTCATCCTCTTTGGCGTCGATCTGACCTTCGAGCGCGTCGAGGGCCGCGTCGGTCGCGGCGACGGTCTGCTGGTGCGCACCTACCGAGGCGTCGGCCGCAGTCATCGTGGCCTCGATCTCTGCCTCTTTTGCAGCAAGCAAAGAAGTATCAGCGCCGGCGGCGGCGAGAGCCTGATACTCTCTGACGAGTGCCTGCACTGCGTCGACCTGCGTGCGCGCGGCAGTCTCTTGCGCGCTGGCAGCCTCAATGCCTTCTGATTGCACGACGGCGTACTCGGCCCGCAGTACCCCCAGGTCGGCCAACAACTGGTCGTATGCCATCTCGGCAGCCTGCGCATCGTTCAAGTCTTGCTGCGCCTCTGCCGCCTTCGCGGTGGCGACGGCCAGGTCCAACTCCATCCCCAGCAAGTCTGCCAGCTCTTGCCCGAAGTCCCCGCCCACCTCGACCAAGTCGTCGAAGATTTGCGTCGACATTACTCCTGTTTGATTGAACTGATCCAGCGCGGCCATTAACTGATAAGAGACACTGGCGTAGGTGTCCCCTACTGCATCTTCGGTCAATTCTCCCAGGTTGACTAAAGTGTCCAGGGCGGTGCTCAATTGTCGCTGCACTCCCCCCAAGACGTCGTAGTCGGCCTGAGAGAAGCCTTCCAGTATCTCGGTCATCCATGCCGCACCCCACTCAGCCAACTCAGGGGCCACGCGGGGCGGCGATCCCGGTCCCAACCAAAAGGTCAGCAAGCCGCTGATAGCATTCATCGCGGCCGTGATCGCGGCAGCAGCACCTTGCACCAGGCCAGTGGCAAGCTGAGTGCTGATCTCGATCCCCCAGGTCAGCGCGCTCGATGCACCTTGCTGGAGAGTATTGGCGAGGCTGGTCAGCCAGGTGTTGAATCCTTCTTGGCTGGCGCGTTGCATGCTTGCCACGCCCCCCCGCATTGCTGCGTCCATGTCTTCGGCTGCCCGGACCGCCTCTTGGCGTATTCCGACCAACCCGCGCACAACGTTGCCGAAGCTCTCGCCTATGACGGCAGCGACCGCACCCAAGTTCTGGAACAGCGGGAACAGTGCCCCTCCTTCAGACACAAAGGACTGCACTTGCTTAACTGCGTCACTGATGCTGAATACCACTGAGCCAAAAGCATCTTGGAATGGTTGCCCGATCGCCAGCAACGTCTCGTAGATGTACCGTGGGATCGAGCGCAGTTGCTTGCCCGCCGATCCCATCGCCGCTTCGTAAGTGCCCGCAATACGTTGCCCTTGTTCCATGACGGCACTGAGGCGCGCTTGTTGTTTTTGGGCCTCTGTCAGTTCGTTAGCCGCCACCCCTATGCTTGCCGAGTATTGCTTGTAGACCTCGTTGGCGTTGATCATGATCCCGGCCTGGCGCAAGATACGGGTGTTGCCCGTAGTGATGCCCCATACCATTTTCTGCAGCGCGGCACTGGAGTCCTGCATGGATAGGACTGCCGCGTCTTGTGCAACGCGGGCCAGGCCGGTCGCATCTGCTAGGTCAAGGTTGTTGCGGGTGAACTGCGCGATGAGGTTTTGAGCGACATCGGTTCGGATTCCTGCCTCAATGACGCCCTGTACATAAGATTCCATCTGAGTGGCAGTGTGTCCCAACCGCGCACCCATCACCTCGAGCACGACGCCCATTTCTCCTACACGGGCAGCGCCGAGGATGGCTTCTTTGCCTGTCGATATGAACGCGCCAGAGATACGGCTGACGGCCTGGGCCACGAGAGTCCCGGCAGCGTATTGGAACACCCTTCCAATTGCGTTCCCAAAGCCGCCGATCATGGTATTGGCTTGATTGACGCCCTGTTGGATACCAGAGACGTCTATGCCGATCTTGCCGTAGGCGGAACCTACTTGAACTGCCACGTCAGGTCACTACACCTTGCTCCTGTCCAATCAGTCCCATGCATGCATGAGATAAGAAAATCACTTCTTCTTGCGTTGGCGTTTTCGCTTGCGCGGCCGGCCCGACGCCTGCGCGCGTCGCTCTTGCTCAGTGGGTATGATCTCGGTCACTCGGTAGCAGGTCACACGGCCGATCTTCCACAGGCGGAAAGTAAGGGTCACGTCAGGCAAGAACCATTGGACGATCAGGCCGTTGGTATCCGTACCAATCTTTTCAGGCCGACGTAACGCCTGCCGCCCCGTGCGCTTGGCAACCTGGCGTACCTGGTCAGATGGCTGACCAATGAAGAATGGCGTGCGCACTCCACCAGCAGGCCTGCCATCAGGCCTGACTGGTGATTGGTCCATCCTAGTCATCCCAACCCCCGTCCTCTCGTATCTGGACTTTGCGCGGCGTGATCCCCCTCGATCTGAAGGAAGTGAACTGCGTCGCCTGGCCTTTGCCAGAGAGCACATCTGCCGCGGAAGGCATGGCCTTGCCACTTGCTCGCGCCTTCACCTGCGCGGTTTCTACCCGCAGGCCTGCGCCCGCGCAGGTGAGGTCGAGTTGATACGCCAGCCAAGAATCAGTTATGCCCAAGATGGCGCTTGGCCGCTCGCCGTACCGTCGTGCAACTAGGTCAAGTTTCCACAGCTCCGTCGGATTCTGGACGAAAGGGCCGCAGGACCTGGCTGGTGTTGTTAGCCCAGTTGAATACTGCTAGTTGATCACTGAGCAGTAAATCTCCAATCCAGAGCTCATCATCTGCCAGTTCCTGATCATCCTCTGGTTCTTCTGCTACCAGTTTGGGAAACACGACGGCGGCGAGAACGACCAGCCTCACGGTCTCAGTGAAGGTGCCGAGTTCTTTCAAGAGTACCTGGATCGTATCTGTAGAGGTGATCTTCTCTGCCATCCCCATTAGCGGCGCGGGGATGCCTCCCCGCGCTGCTAAGTCGAGGATACCGACCGGCTTCAGGTAAGCGATCAAGCCGGAAGGAAGCACCCATGGCACGCCCTTGCGCTGCTGTTCTTGCCATTCCCCAAATTTCATTGGTTCGGGGAGTGGCATGGCTTGTTGTTGCGCTTCGCGTGCTTTTGCTGCCGCTGTCATCGCGTCCGCTAAAGTCGGCACGGCAGGCATAGCAGCCTGCGTCGGCGCGGGCACTGTTCGTTCGGGCTTCTTGCTCATGCTCCTGTCCTCCTATTCTATTGTCGTGGCATTACACCGGGTCGGTGATGTCCAGAGCTTCGTCGGCCTCATGCGTGACGACGTCCCAGATGCGGTCGGAACCGTCAGGAATGGCGATACCGCTGCAAGCCGTGACGAAGAACTCGTTGAGTCCCCAGGTCCCGCTGACCGCGGTCACCTTGCACTTGAACAGTTTGACGTGGATGTCGTCACCTTCGTCCCCGATGCTCTGACCCCAGATCCTCAGCCAAGGGAAGCTATCGCCTCCTGCGGCCGACAAGGTGACCTCACCCGTCCCCGCGACCGGCGTTCGCCCGGTGAGCTTGCCGTAAGCATCCAGGTCAATGCCGCCGTTCTCCAGCGTCCAGTTGAGCGCGGCGACGGAGCTATGCACGGACACAACTACGTCATCGCCTTCCAACTCAGACGTGGCGATCCGCTCTTCGAAGCCCAACGTGCGGGCGGCCGGCAGATCGACTGCGTTGGCGCCATCTGGAAAATCGGCTACCTTGACATCCCTCAGTCCATACGTGTATGACATTCTTCTAGTCCTCCTCTACTGGTTCTGTTGTACCCAAGCCCACTTCTTGTCCATCGGGCAAGTCACGGGCCCGGGCTATCCATTCACTGACTTGCTCTTCACCGGCAGTGCAGACCTCTAAGACGGCCGCGATATCTTCCACGGCAGCCAGGTCAGCCAGCGACACGATCCCGGCGAAAGTCATCTCTACGATGTGACTATGGGGTACGAGGTCACGAAGGGGGTCGTCCTGGTGGACCATAAACTCACTGCCGCCGGCTTGCGTGAGCAGGTCTGCAAGTACGTCTGCCTCTATTACCTCTTGCAGGAAATCGTTCTCTCGTCGCCACTGATAGTCTGTGCCTTTATGTACACGAATCCGATTCTTCGGTCCCAGCCACACTATGAGCATGCTGACCTCCTTTCTAGTGGTCTCATTTCCATTGCACAGACACGTACCGGGCAATCTCCAGGGAGCAGCCAAGCGCCCCGTCTCTTTGCTCGATCACGTCATCTGTCCATTCCAACGTCCACACCCCAGCCTGGTCTAACCTTTGTCGGTGTAGTAACGCAAAAGCTCGAGCGCGCGCTTGGCTGATCACATCGTATCCGCTTCGCTGATAAAAGAGAACAGAGATGCGCAGGCGAGTAGAGACAGACGTAGTTGTCTCCAGGTCACCCGTTGGCACCTGGTCCATCTCTTTGATCAGACAGCAGGGCAGTATCTCTGCACTGCCGTCGAAAGCCGTAGGCGTAATCTGGCGGCTGATCTCTCCAGTGACGTGTACGCCCCCAGTGAGCAGTGCCATTATAGTTCCGTCTGCCTCAAAAGTTGTCTTGATCGCGTCTTGCATGGCGTTGACTCAACAACTGCTCTACATAATAACACTCACTGAGTGCCGCTTTGTAGCGCCAAAACCCGGGACTTGATACATTATACCGCCCAAACGCCGTTTTCCTGGTCTACCCCTACATCTGGGGGTCGACCACCCTCGTCCCCCCTACATCTGGGGGTTCGTGCCCGTTCGTAAGACTTTCGTCTATTGACGGTTTTTGACGCTCGTCCACCCCTACATCTGGGGGTTGACTACCCCCGTCCCCCCTACATCTGGGGGTTCGTTTCCGTCAAAACCGTCAAAAACCCGTCGAAAACCAAAGTTGCAAACCGAGTCAACAACGGGAGAAAGCCACCTCATGCATGCATGTAGTTGGTTTGATTCTAGGCCACTAATGGTGCCCACAACTCGTAGTCGTCTAGGTAGTCGTCAACCAGGTCGGCAGGTTCGGTCCATAACCAAGCTGCCATTGCCCCGCCTAGCGTACTGATCGTTGTGTCTGGCATTGATAGTCCCGCAGGGCTTGACGTGTCTAACCCTGTCCATCTGGCATAGGCATCCATCGCAGGCCAGGCCATGTCGCCTGCCACCCATGCAGAGAGGTCATCTACGAAAGCATCGAAGGACGGTAGCTCTGCTGTCACGTAGCAAAGGCAGTTCGGGTGTAAGGGCAGTGCTGGTACCTCTGCTTTCGGGTACGGGCTCTCTTCTACGACAGGATCGCATATCTCACAATCTACCTCGGTCGGTGCACGATTGACCGTTACCAGCTCTACCCAAGGCACTTGATCAAGCATCATCGTCGTGGCGAGGGCATGGGCCCATTGGATCTCTGTTCGAGCCAAACGCAAGGCATTGTAACTTACTCCCTGGCCTGCGCAGTTGGGAGAAGAGATAAGCCCGGCCTTGTTACCTTTGGCAATGTCTCCTTTGGTCAGGCTGTAAAGCCGATCCTGTGTCCAGCGAGGGCAGTCTGCTCCGGCACCCAAGAACGTCGGCACTTGTTGAGCCAGGTCCCATGCTGATGTCCCATTTGCTACTCCTGAGTACACCACCCGTTTGAGGTTTTCTAGTGATACAGCGTCCATTTGCCATATCCGCTGTGAGAGGTTGAATCCCGTCCCCCAAAGACGCGCGGAGGCCGCATCCATGATGAGTTGCATCCGTTGGGCATACAAGGCGGCTACGCCGACCCCTACCGTTTGACTTTGCTGCTCGTGCATCCTTTGTAACTGTGCTCGCCTAGATGCACGAACCTGCCCCGGGGCAGGTTGCTCCGGGCGCTTGAGGCCTTGCCTTGCCGGTTCTCCGATGAAATGCTCATGCATGATCACTAAACTGCCATGGGAGATTCGAGCTGCTTCCATCCTCATGGCTTGCATAAGGCGGTGCCATCGTGCGAATGTAGGCGGCCAGTGCGCGTCAAGCCAATCAACGACCTGTAGCAGTTCCATGCCGCCAAGCGGCTTCTTCTCTGCCTCTGCTTCGCCTCCCGCCGCTGCCGTGATCTCTCCCTGCAGGCGGGTAGTGAAGTCGTTCAGGATTTGATGGGTTTCTCCGATCGTGAATAACTGCACTCGCATCAGCGCACTTTGCTGCGCGACGAGCGCCTGATCGACTGTTATGCCGGTGAGAGCTGTCGCGTCAACCGCCATGTGTCACCTGTCGAATGAGTTCTGCCGCTCTCGCGATCCTCTCCGGCGTGGCTGGCCCCGTCTGTTTTACTTGTAGCAGTGTCTCCAGGTTGACGCCAGGCAAGAACGGGGCGAGCAACTGCACTAGCAATTCATCAGGCCAACCGAGAGCGCGGAAGCGTAAGGCTGCATCGGCAACCCTCTGTAGAACTTGAGCCGTGAGCGGTTGCTTTGATGCCCACTGAATGCTGTAGTCTAGGTGAGGAGGCCAAAAGCCATGCAGCAGCCATTGGCGCTCTAACAGTGGTACAAGTAACTGCTTTTCAACCCATTTAGCCATGCCCTCTAGAGCGCGTCGGTACTGCTGCTCCTGCGCCGTCAGCACGTCTCGGTTAAGGTCTTCTCCATAACCCATCAGAGACATCGGCATAGGAGCGACGATAAACCATGTCCTCAAGTGATACAACACGTCAGCGATCTCTCCCAAGCGTGCATCGCCTTGCAACACGTTGATGTCTGGCGTGCCGAAGAAATCGGCGACGGCTGCCAGAGGATCTGTCAAAGCATCCTTGTTTATTACTTTGTACTCGTCGATCGTCCCCTTCTTGGTGCCTGGCGGGAACTTGTGTTGATATTTTATTCCGGCCCGCGTCTTGCGGCGCACAGAGATGTCTAGCTCTCCTTCTTTCAGCCGCTTCCACGCTCCTGAGCCACTGGCGAAGAACGGCCTGCCGTACCGCTCTCCTTCGTCATGATCCCAACGGGCTTGAACCACCTGCCAGTTCGAGAACCACACAGCCTCGGGAGGAGGCTCACCGCCGTACCATCGGTCACTGTACCAGTATGCGTGAGTCGGATCATCGAACTGATCAAAAGTGTTGCTATACCGATGCATCCCGATGATGGGTTTACGAGTCACTTCGACAATGTTGAAACTATCGTCAACCCCGATCTCTAGGAATAGATCGCCATCACGGAAGCAAAGGCGCACCCAGTTCTCTAACGAGCGTTGCAGGTCTAGTTGCTTTTCTAGCATGGCTGCACTGTCGGCCGCCCCTGCATCTTCTATTATGAGTTCATACCCGCCCATCATCACGTCACGCGCCATTGACTTCAATACTTCTTTTGCTCGTGTGTCGTCCTCGTACATCTGACGTGCGGTAGCAAGGCGTTCTTGTCGGTCGCGGTCGGGCATAAACCGCTGGGCTACATCCAACTGAGTTTGAGTGCGCGGGCCAACCGGTGACTGCGTCGTGACAGTACCGCTCGCATCTGGCGCATCACCGAACAGGCGAGTAATCCTGTCTATCAGGCGTTGGATTGGTCCAGGGCGAGATGCATTGCTGCTCATGCCGCTAACCTCGTTCCCAATACGAACACGACGGGCACCGTGCTCAGTTCTGCAGTGACGCCGGTCAGCCTCACTTGGAGCGTCCAGGTACCGGGCAAGTCCAAGTCACCTTCCTCTGGTGTCCACGACACGATCCCGTCCGTCCCGTCTGTCTTGAACCCCGCCACCTTTTCCACTACCGTGTCATCGGGTTGGTCGAGCACATACGTCACCGTGGTGAAAGAAGAGAGGTCTCGTGCAACTTCGTCTTGCTTGAGGGTGAACTCCCAGGGCCTCCCAAATTGCCCCGCGATCATGTGATCCAAGCTCATGTCACCTCCAAGTCAGCAGTGACGGCGAAACGCAGCGCCAATGAAGTCGCCGGTGTGATGCGGGTAGCCAAATCTAAGGCAGGCGTCATCCGCACCCGTAGATCCGCTTCGATGGGAACGGGCTCGCTCTGCACCAGGTCACCGATGAACGTGAGCGCGCCTGCCAACGCTTTGCGGATAGCCCGACCGAGCGCACCGATGGGCGCCAAAACCCCAGCCAAGACGTGAGTGGTCTGCCTGGTCACTGCCCCGGTCAAAGTGATCGCCCCGACCAGTGCCTTGAACATCGTTTGTGTGCTGGTGAGGACACCTGTAGAGGTCAAGACCCCTACCAACGCACGCTGAATCTCTTGGATGAGTGTTCCTGTCGGTGTGATCGTCCCGGCTACGGCATGGGTAGTCGTGCGAATCAGTGCACTCGCGAAAGTGACTGCCCCGGTCAGTTCTCGGACTATGACCATTGCCGATTGCAAGACGCCAGCCGGAGTAACTGTTCCTGCAAGAATGGTGTTAGTTGTGCGAATGAGCACGCCAGTGGAGGTGATCATTCCTGACAAGGTCTTGCCAATCACGCGACCTAACACCCCTGCTGGTGTGATCGTTGCCGTGAACACCTTTTGCGCTTGCCCGATCAATGCGCCGGCGGGGGTAGTTGTGCCTGCCAGCGAAGTTGCTACCGATCGCAAGAGGTCTCCTGCCGGTGTGATCGTCCCCGCGAAGATCGTGCTGGTCGTGCGTGTCAATATGCTGGCAAAAGTGACAGTGCCAGCGAACACCTTGCCCACCTCTATGACTAACACGCCCGCCGGCGTGATCGCCCCGGCCAGCGCCTTGAATAGCAAAACGCTTGATGCAATCACACCTGCTGGCGTGATCGTGCCCGCCAGTACGCGGGCTAACGTCATGATCATGGCTCCGGCAGGTGTGACCGTGCCGGTCAGTGCTGTCGTCACCGATCGTACCAAAACACCAGACGGACTAATCACGCCGGCGAGTGTCGTGCTAGTTGTGTGGACAAGCACGCCTGCAAACGTGAGTGTCCCAGTCAGTGCCCGTACCAGAACAAGCGTCGATTGCAAGACGCCAGCAGGAGTGATCTCCCCTATGAGTGTCGTGCCGACCGTGCGGATCAATACTCCCACTGGAGTAGTCGCCCCTGTGAGTGCCGTGCTAATCGTGCGGGCCAGCACCCCTGCCGGCGCGATCGTTCCTGTGACGGCTGTAGCAGTCGTGCGAGTTAATGTGCCTGCGAAGGTGACTGCCCCGGTCAACACACGAATGAATCCCGACTCTAAAGCACCTGCTAGTGTGACCGTTCCGGCGAGGGCCTTTTGTGCCTGGCCGATGAGTGCACCTGCAGGCGTGATCGCTCCGACAAGAACTTTCTGCGCCTGGCCGACGAGTGCACCGGTGGGCGTGATCACTCCGACGAGTGTCTGCTGTACTTGCCTGATGAGCACGCCTGCGAAAGTGACCGTACTCGCGAGAGGATGGGTCACTGTGCGCAAGAGCGTGCCCACAAAGGTGACCGCGCCTGCATATTGGCGCACCAGTGACAAAGTGCGCGCCAGTGCACCGGCCGGTGTGAGTGTGCCAGCGAAGGCCTTCTGTGCCTGATTGACGAGCGTGCCAGCAAGTGTGATCGTGCCCGTGAGGACCGTAGTAGTCGTTCGGCTCAAGGCACCTGCTGGGGTGACTGCGGCCGTGAGCACCATACTGATCACACGGCCTAACACGCCTGCAGGTGTGATCGTTCCTGCAAGGGTTCTGCTGGTCGTGCGAATGAGAGCGCCAGTCGGGGTGATCGCACCTGCATATTGACGTATCAGTGACAGTACGCGAGCTAACTCACCAGCAGGTGTGATTGTGCCAGCAAGGACCTTTTGCGCCTGGCTGACCAATACACCGGTAGAGGTAACTGTGCCAGCAACGGTTGTGCTGATCGTCCTGATCAGCACCCCAGCAGGCGTGATCACTCCTGTAAAAGTCACACTGATCGCCCGGGCTAACACACCTGCAGGAGTGATCGCCCCAGTGAGAGCCGTAGTAGTCGTGCGAGCAAGGGCACCTGCCAGAGTAATCGCGCCTGCCTGTTGGCGCACCAGTGATAAGGTGCGAGTCAACACTCCGGCCGGAGTGATCGCCCCTGCAAAAACCTTCTGCGCTTGACCGATGAGTGTACCAGCGGAAGTGACGGTGCCAGCGAGTGCTCGCTGTGCTTGCCTGCTGAGTGCCCCAGCGGAAGTGACTGCGCCTGAAAGGGGATAGGTCACGGTGCGAACTACTGCGCCGGCAGGCGTGATCCCTCCGGTCAGGACCGTGCCGATCGTGCGTGCTGCCGCGCCTGCGGGCGCGATCGCGCCAGTGAGGGCTTTGCTCGCCTGGCTGATCAGTGCACTAGCAGAAGTCAACGCACCAACGAGGACCGTTGTGACTTGACGTGTAACGGTGCCCGCCAGCGACAATGCTCCCGCCAGGCTGACGTCATGATGCTCGCTCAGGAATTCAGCGCGGGCATCATCGTCGAATGGCTCGTATAGGCCGCCTCGGTGAAAGCGCAGGCTCAACTATCCCTCCCTACGGGCTGATACCAGGTGCGGCCGCTTCCGCCTATCGTCGCCGTGACCTTGGCGATGTAGGCGGCGCCGCTCACGATGCGATTGGTGCCTTCATCGTAGCGATACATGCCGAGAGCACCAATCTGCGTCATGGCAGTTGCTCCGACAAGATCCGTTCCATCCGCGACCTTGATCACCTGGATCTGCGGGCTCGTGATCCCGCTGGTCACTGGTTCCCCGTTTTGGAACCATACGGCCACGTAGCGATCATTCGCTCCTGAATCATCATCGAACAGCCATAGCTTGGCTTGGTAGGTATCCATGTCCGCGGCCAGCGTCGCCGCGTCAATGGCAGCGTCCGCGAGCTCCGCCGCGCCGATGGCGCCGGCCGCGATCTTCGCGGCTGTGATCGCATCCCCGGCGATGGCGTCCGCGTCAATCGCCCCGGTCGCGATGGCGGCCGCAGTGATCAGGCCCGCCGTGATCTCGTTGGCATGGACCTGAAGCGCATCGGCGCCGAACAAGGAATCATAGACGTTGGCCGGGACGACCATGAATTCTTTCCAGATTGGCAAGCACACATCGTCGTCGCGAACGAAGGTAGTCAGCCGGCCTAACGTTCCAGTATCCGACGCACTCAATGTGGCAGTGTAATTCCCGCCAGCCCGATGGGTGAGCGTGGTCGTTCCTGAAATGTCGGTCGCACTGGTAGCGTCGTGCTTGTACACAACTATCTCGTCTACCGCGCCTGCGGTCAGGCCGGTTTCGGGAGTAACGCCGTCATCTTTGTCGAGGGCGGGACCGACCAAGATAGTCGCTGCCGTGGACTGTTTTAAGAATTGCGCCATGTCATGCGTCCTCTTTCAATGCGCCACTCCACCACGAGCGCACCTATACCCTGTTGATTTCCTCACGATGGCCGATGACTTTCCATCGTACTGCTTGCCACAACGTGCGAAGTGCCCAAAGCACTGGGTTGCGGGAGCATGATTCGTCGGTGACAACTAACACCCTGCCGTCCCAAAGGCCGACACTTCCCCAGGTCTTTCCGTGACCGCAGCAAGAACCGCGCATGTTTATCTCTGCTCGTTGCAGTGCGCGCACCAGGTCGGCAATGCAAGAATCTATCTGCTTTTCTCTCCAGCGGGCCTTGCCGGTACATGACAAATCGGCAGGAATGACTACGCACACGGGCACGGTATCTCCCCACTGACACATCGTCACGTCCTTCGTCTGCGATAATGATTCATCGCTGCTGGCATGACGCCAACCGGCGAACTCGTGTATCCCAGCAGATACAAATCGAGGCTAGTAGATTCAACCCACTGCTCGGCAATGCGGGCAGCATCTAATTCAACCCAACAGAACTGCTGGTTAGTTATGTCAAAGTTGTTGGTGATGCTGGTCCCGTTCTGCCTGATGCCCCCCGCATACTCAGAGTTTCCGCCCCAAAGGTGAAAGAAAGCCCCGGTGTTACCTGCTGGAACGTCAGAAGAGACATCTACGTCAACCCACGAGCCTGTCGTGCCCGTAGAGTAGTCTTTGCCATTGGCCCAGGTGCTCACCCCTGCTGTGAGCCACCCGAACAAGTACACCGTGACCTGGTCCTTGTCCTCAACCCATGCCTCAAACTTTTCGGCGTTATCAACGCCGATCATGTAGCCCCGCAGGTCACCTTCAAGTTGGTTGCTCGCGTGGCGATCATCTGTGCTCCCATTCTTGCGGACTCCCACGAAGTTGTTCGAGGGATAGTTGTAAATCACGAGGAACGCGAAGGTAGCGGTCTCCGCACCGGTGATGGTGGAAATGTCGACATCGGTCCACGCTTCTGCGGTCACTGGGGTGACGTCAGATGCATCGGTTAAAAAGGAGCCTTCATCGTTGTGGACACAGGCGACGAGGTAAACGTCAACTTGGGAAGCGTCGTTCAAGTACAGTTCAAAGATGTCGTTGGAATCAACCCCGACCACGGCCCAGGTATGGCCGTTGTCTTCGATGACACCCGTGATATCATCGGTAGAGCCGTTTTTCCGCACGCCCCAAACGTATTCAGTCCCCGTGGGATTCACGATCTCAAGCACCACGCCGGCAGTATTGCCGGCATCGACGTAGGCGGTGACATCTACGTCGGTCCATGCGTCGTCGGTGCTATGAGAGACTTCAGTACGGGCGATGGGGATCATATCTGTAAGGTGACCCCTTGTTGTTTGAGTAGAGCGATTTTCTGTTGCTCACGCTCGTACCATGTGCCGACGACGGTAATGGCGTCATCGGCGTAGATGTAGTTGTACGCGCTCTGTGGGATCTGCTTTGACTTGGGCCGCGCCATGTTGGCATCATGGAACGCGACGAGGTGCAGATGCCAGATCAATGAATGCAGCTTGTCGAACAGTTCTCTGTCCAGCGTGCCATAGGTGCGGAAGGGCTGGTGGCCGTAATAGCAGGCAGAAAGCTCATCATGCGCGACGTTGAAATCGGGGTCAACCTCACGACGGAGACTCTCGTGCTGCACGTCGTCCCAACTGCGGATTGGGATGAGATAGGTCATGTATCACCCAGCATACGCACTCTCGTTTTATGGGACCACTGTTGGCCTCGGCGGTAGCCCGCCAGGCGTCGTTGTAGGCAAAGGGGAAGCCATCAGTGGTGCGCAAAACAACGCCGCGTGCGTTTGATCAATCCAATGTATTCTCAGGCGAGTTCCGAGACAACTTACTCGGCTTCGCTCGCCTTCGTTCATCGACCATTCTGACGGCTGGCCTTGCCCGTTGTTATGACCCAAGACCTGGGGGATCGCGCCTGATGCTAAGAAGAGCACTACAACAAGTGCAGGCAAAAACGCTGCCCACTTTGTTCGCCAGCGCCAATGCTTCGGCAACATCATCTTTTCCTAGGGGCTTTGCCCAGTTCTTCGCGGATACGCGCACGCCCTCGATCGCGCTGCGTGCCGCCAACGGACGCGGCAAAACGGCGTCCATCTTCCCCTTGAAAGGTAGATGCGTTCTAAGATGAACAGCCATCCCGCACTGTGGTTCCATCGCCCGAACGAAAGTATGATCATCTATCGCTCCTTACGGCCTACGTCCAGTCTTGTCCATGTCTTGAGCAAAGTGCGTTCTATTGCCTTTGATTTGCAAAGGTCTCCGAGGTGCAGGTGTTTCGCGAGCCACTACCTGTATCCCGATGACCACAGGCGGGCAGACAGTCCATCCCAGCGTCGGCGTCGGCTGTACGCGTGATCTCACTGCATTAGACGGATCAAATTCGCTAGTCGCCATCACCTGCGCCAGCCACAAAAACCCAAGCGCAGCAAGCGTGAGTAGCACGATCAGCAGCCACGGGCGGTCTTCTCTCACACGCCTCCCCTGGTCAGGGCATGGTGGCTCGGTGAGCACCGCCATGCCCTGACCGTCGCGAAGGAGAACAGGGAAGAAAGAGCTTGCCGGTGGTGGCCCGGCATGCCCGTTCTTTTCAATTCACCTGGCTATCCACCCGCGGTGATCGTGAGCGTGTACTGCCATTGGATCGAGTCGCCGTTGCCCACATTGATAGCGGCAAACACCGACCGATCCCACATGACGCCAGCCTCTTCCGTGACGATCGAGAACAGGCCATGCTCCGTGATCGCCCCGGCCCCTGTGAAGTCTTGGGTGGCCGTAGACCTGATCTGATTCGCAGTCGGCTGCGTCTTGGCCCCCGTCCCCCGGTCGGTGATCGTTGTCGATTCCGTACCCAGGGCAGTATCGGTTTGATCCTCGGCCGCGACGCCGGTGCCGCAGGCATGGAAGTTCATGTCGGTGATGTCTGTCGTGTCGTCGTCCCAATCATCCACCAAGAACGCCACGCCGGTGTCTGTGACTACCATGCGGCTGACCACGCCGTACTCGATGTACAGGCCACTGGCCTTGATCAGTGTGGCCTTCAACTCCGCTGTGAGTACGGGGATACCGGTCAACTGGCTGACCGCTTCCGCCAACTTGTTGCGCCAGGTGCCGCGCCACAAGTTGGGCAAGTTGCGCCATTTCCACGCCAGCCCTACGTCCTGCCGGGGAGCCTTGCGGTGACGCGCTGAGAGCGTCCCTGTGGGCTTTACGGCCCTGCTGAGTGTTGCCATTCGTCTTATCCTCCTGTTAGCCGCTTGAGTGCGGCCCCTAGTTGTGGTATCTCCCTGTCCATTACTGGTACCAAGACCGCGTACAGTTCGGCATGATCAAGTTCTAAACTCACCCCGTAACTCATGGAGTGCGCGATCACGACTACGATCAAGGTTTCGTCGCCTTCGACACTCTCGTCGGGAGCGATGTCTGCCACCGCGCTAGGTGCACCTAGGTCGGGCAGACCGCCCCCCGAGGCACCCCCAAACAGTCCCGACCGTGCATTGCCCGTGCGGTCTGTCCAGGGCGCTTCTGCACGTGCCGCGTTCTGCATTCGGATCGCGGAATGATCTGCGGCCTGGCGGACGGCTACTAGCGCCTTGCGTCCGTGCCGGGTGAACCCTGTCTGTATGTTCGAGACAGGCTTCACCCACTTGAATGTGACACCGCCACCTGGCATTGACTACCCGCTCGCCAGGCGCAGCGCCGCGACGGTCACGCTCGTGACGGCTTCGAACGAAAACCGCAAAGTGGAACTGTAGATCGCGGTGGGAAACGGGCCGATGAACCGCTCTTCCCCTGCCGTGATCACGACGGTCTTGTCCGCAATTGCTTCTCCGTCCACTGTCTCTGTGGTACTGAGCGTGACGGTATGGTCGCCTGCATCCGCGTTGATGATGTGCAAGAAGGTCATCTTACCATCATTGACGCACGTGTTCCCGTCTGGAAGCGCCCCCGCATCCGCCGCTACGGGGACCGACTCCAATCCATCCCTCGTGATCTGTTGTATCGCGTGTACTGTTGCCATCTGCTTTTCCTCCTGTACTTGTCTCCGTGTTGCCTGCAACACGCCTCATGCATGCATGAGGTCATCCATTACTCGATGACTTCTGCCCTGGCCCTCACTGCCTCGTCGGTGTTGGCCTCGACGAATGTCACCTTATACAACTGAGCATTGCCATCGTTGAACCGATCTCCGACCTGGATGTCCAGGTCGGTATCGCCAAGGATCGTGATTGTACCCCTTGTTTCTTCAGCCCCCAGGCTTTCTCGTGGCCGCCCGCTGCCCCGCCCGGCCAGGCGCACTACCTGCGGATCCAGCGTGCCTTCACCTCGCCTGATGGTGATAGTTTCCGGATTGTCGTCTCGGATCGCTAACAACATGGCGGCGATCGTCGCCCGATCGTCAAGGCCCAGGATCCCCACTAAAAGCCCCTGTTCCAACCTCGGATGCTGAAAGTCACGGCGGCTCCAGCAGTGACCTGGCTCAGGATGAGTTGCAGCCGGCGGACCCCTTTAGCCAAGGTAAACTCTGCCATCATCGTCCCACTGGTTGGCAGGTTGCCGGAGGACACCCAGGCAGACGATGGATCATTCTGGGCGTACAAGGTGTACATTGTCCCTGCCAAGTCAAAGCCGACCTTGGCCCCCATCGTGGTCACGGCTTGCACTCCGGCCATGTCAGCACAGGCGACCAGGATGCCTTCGAAGTTGCCCCCCAGGTCTACGGGCGTGACTGCGCTTCCGTCTGCCCCGATCCCGATGGTAAAATCAACCGCGTCGGACATCACGATTACGTGCTGCACGGTCTTGGTCGGTAGTGGATAGTCTTGCGGCATCTGTTCCTCCTTCAGGTCAGCAAGTCCATGATAGACGGCGGATACTCAATCGGGGCATAACTCGCCCGTGTCCCGTACATGCCGCCCCTTGTCATTTCCTGACACCTCTCCTTGTACCGCTGATCTAACATTGCTGCTGTATCTCGCAACGCGCCAGCTAACTTTTCTTTACTTATCCGTTCGTCACCGATGGCATAGGAGAGCGCCTGCTGGCTTGCCTTGATTGCCTGTAGTTGCAGCACAATGACACGCGCCTGCAGCATGACGGTACCTGCTTCTTCGGCTGTCATGTCCTCGTACACATCGCTGGCACTCAAGACGTGCAAGGCGTTGTACCGCAGGTCTAACGTCATGCCGAACGTCGGGGTAGGCACGAACGTGATAGTCAGGCCTTCAATAAAGTTGTGCTGTTCCCACTCGGCCGAGATGGGTACCAATCCATCTCCCGTATGGATGATCTCACCTAGACCGGAAAGACTCTCTAGTTGTATCAGGCTGGCGAAGTCTCCGGGTAGATCATAAGTGGCGGTACCGCTGACTAGCACAATCTGAGCGAACTTCTCGTGCGGGACCTTGAGCGAGAAGTTCGCTACGGCATCTCGCACAGCCTGGCTGTACTGTGAGTCGGAAGGTACTTCGTCGTATTGTGGGACGTCCGCCTCGAGGCGTCCTTTCAACTCTGCCAAGTTTACAGACATTTTACCTTCCTAGCAGCAGTTTCCCCGCCTGCTTGATCAGTGTCAGCCCCAAGGCAGCTACCGGCCCTGTAAGGATGTTCATCAGCATGTCGATCAACTCCGGCGCAGCTTCAGCCAATTGGTCAAGGACCGTTTGCGCTGCTTCGACGTCAAGTAGATCAGCATCGTCAAACATCGCGGTCAAGGCATCTAAGTCCTCTAGCACCTCCGGCGGCCACTGGACAGTGGCTGCGGCTGCGGCTGCGTGAACGACTTGCTCTCGAATGTTGAAGTCGCCCCCTACGTCAATGTCCCCTTTTACATCTACCGTGATGGCCATGTCAGTCTCCTTAGCCTGCCTCTATGGTCAGGTCTTGACCGGCGCTCATGGCACCGGTAGTAACACTCAGTTCCGACGAGCCCCGTTGCCCTATCTGTGCGAGCAAGGCAGTCAATCGGTTTATCTCTTCTTCACCCCGCCCTTCCCTCGCTAACTGGGGGATGATGATGCGCTGTACTTCTAAAAGAAGGGCGAGCATGTTCGTGTGTTTCGCCAGCGTCGGCGTGAACGTCGCTTGGATTAGTTTGATCAGCAAGCGCACATCGCTTACTAACTGCTCCATGATCTGGTTGCGCTGCGCAAGCAGACGCGCTTCTTGTGCCGCTGCCTCTACTCGCTGCTCTTCTACTTGCACTCGACGCAATTCTGCCTGTGCCTTCTCTTCCGTTGCAGCGATCAGTCTCTCAAGTGTCGTCAGGCTTAGGTCTCCTAGCCCGCCTGTGTCTTCTTCTCCGGAGTGTGGGGCAACTGTGGACATGCTTCAATGACTCCTACTGCTTGCAGTAGAACGATGTCCCCCGGCCTGAAAGCGACATCGACACTATTGCTGATTAGGTCATCTGGCTTTAAGGCGAGTCCGTCAAGGCCTAGTTCTATCACTGTTTCGAGTAATTGCTCGCGCTCTGCTTCGAATCGTTCTCTGTGCTTGTCTAAGACAGTGATGTTCCCTTCCGGATCCGCCTCCCCGTACTTGGTGTATAAGGCTAACTCCGTGCGCAGATAGTCCTCGAGGGGACCTTCTACTAGTCGAATGATCCCCGCCGTTTGGAATGCGGCCCGTGCTGGCAACTCCGTGCGCGCCAGGCGCTCCAGTGCCGGTCGTGCAACAACAAGCATCCTTACTGTCAGTGTCATGATGTCTCCTGTCCTTTGAGAATAGCTACCTCGTGTTCCATCCCGTTAGCTGTCACTTGCACGGCCTGATCTAACAAGGTGCGCTCTTCTGCCAACTTAGCCAACGCATCATCGCGCTGCACTTCTACCCTGCGTAGGTGCAAGAGCAATAGCCAGCCGCCCATCAGCAAATCCAGGAATATCCCGGTCAGGTGAGCTTTGTCTGGTATTGCCCACAGCCGCCCTGCCCAGGCCCACAAAAAGTTCTGCGCGTACCAGAGTATTCCCAAGACAATGGTTATGATGCGCATGACGCGCTGCATCCACCAACGCGGCGATCGGAATGCTATGAGTGAGAATGCGGCTAGAGGACCAAGAATCCTGAAGTAGTTGTAGGCCCACTGATTGAGTGGTAGCCAGACCGCCGACTCGGAGCCGCCTTGATATAGGATAGATATGATAGGCACCGCGTACAGCAAGCTCCATATCGGATGTATCCGACGGTCGGTCAACTTGTGCGCTGCGATCACAAGTATCATGATTACTGTTGTGTTGACAATGTACCAAAACGTCGCCACCGCCTGGAAGATACTCACGTAGGCGAAGTCGATGTCCGGAAACACTCGCTGATAGGTACTCAGCCAGTACAAGTAAACTTCGCTGAAAGCGAGTACCACGAAGTAGTTCGTGAGCCAGTGCCAGTACCCGTTTCTCGTCCCGCTCGCGTTGAGCCAAAGGTACAGCAGTGCGATGGTGCCAGCCACGACAATCCTTGCCTCCCACACCGCAGTGCCTATGGCCTGTTCTGTGGACACTTGCCTCCTTTAATCTTGCCAGACTAATCACCTGGCTGTCTTTGTGGACCTGCTCACTTGTTTTACGATCAGACCATTCAAGAGGCCTTTCGTTGCTGCATGGATGTGCATTTTCCACGAGTTTGCCTTATACCACATCAGGACGCTTTCACGTGTCTTTCCCTGTGCAAGCGCAGCACCGAACCAATCGGCAATCATCTCGTGCATGGCAGCCTCGGGGATCGGGAAACACCGCACGGCCGTACCTTCTCCCGGCACAACCCAACATTGCCAGTGGTGCTCGCACCGGTGTACATGTTTCAGCCAGGCCAGATCAAAGTCGAGGTTCCCAGTGTCTACGGGCTTATAGTACCCAGTGTCGTCTCGGCGTCGGACAGGCTGCCCGGCCTCGTCATAAAAGAAAGCGACATAAGGGATCCATTCGCTGGGTAGTAACTTGTGCCAATCATGGATCAGGCCACGCCAGTACAACTCTAGCGTGGCACATTCGATAAACACATACCATTTGTGTCTGAGCACATATTTAAGGTAACTCAAGTGCGCTCTAAGTGGTCGTGTCATTCTTTGGCTCTTCACTTTTCTTTTGCTTCTGCTCCTGCTTCCGTTTCCGCTTCCTGCGGAGATGGCGCCGGCCGCGTGATGACCTCTTCTTGGGCATCAGGCGGCCTTCACTGTTGGTGCTCCGTGATGCGACGGAAAGCATCTTGTCGAGGCGTAGGTGCACCCACCTCGAAGTCATCTGCGGCGGCAGGCACTTCAACGTCAATCCAGAATCGTGCCTTTTCTCCTGGCTCTAAATGGACTACCATATCATTATCACCTACCCGATGGACACGGCTGTCTTCAGAGCTTCCGCCAATCACTACGCCTGCGCTGCGAAAGGTTGTGCCATCGGGAAACACCAGGCGAATTATGCGAAGAGATTGTTCTGAAAGCTTATGCATAGTTCATCCTTTAGCCCGCGAGGCCCACCACCTCGGGATAGAAGCAGGTCGAGCATCGCGCTGGTGATCGTAAGGGGGTTCCTTCAAGAGAAACGGTATAGGGAGAGCAGGAGACCATCGTCGGGACACGTGACACCAGATAGTAGGGCGGCCAAAACGGAAAACGCGCCTCCAGATGAGCAGCCATCCTGCATACTGCTTTTCTGTGCCCAACTTCGGTAACACCATGTCGTTGAAGGCTCCTTGCTCTTGTCTTGCTATGCGGTTGTCTCGTGCCTGTCAATTACGCCAAGTTGATCAAGAACAGCAACAAGATGATCACTCCCCAACCGCCAAACACGATGTAGGTGTACCGGCGGGGAACTTGGCGATGCGTCCACAACGCGCCGTGGATTGCCATAACATAGATAGATCGCCGCGACAATGGTTCGGCGTCACCTAGCAGCGGATCCTCCGTTTCCACTTCCATCGGGTTCTTCCTCCTCTTCGTCTTCGGCCCAGACCGTTCTCTTCACACGGTCCTGGTAAGTGTAAGGCTCTACGAGTGTGCCAGTTGGGTCTACTAGTGCCTTGCCCTCAGTTTGTCGAAGGTTCAACTCTTCCAGAGTAAAAAACTTGATGCCACTCGGATCAAGCATGTCCGCAAGCATCGTGTTTGGCAACGGACAAGGGGAAGCAACCTCTCCTGCAACGGCAAGCATCAGGCGCACAGGCTTACCATTGCTAATACCTTTGATCAATAGATAGTGGTCAGCCGCCCGAGAAATCTCAGCGGGAATAGTCGTCCACGCACTGACAGTTAAGTCGGTAAGGGTCTGATAGGTAACTACAATCGGGCCTTGCTCGCCGCTTTTATCGGCGTCTCCTGTTGGCATGGCTCCTCCGCGATCGGTTACGTGTCCTCGCTGTCCTCGCCTGCGAACACGTCTTCGAGGGCCGGACCCCACTCTCCGTCACTGTCGGCGTTCTCGCTGCCTTCTGGGGGTTCGGACTCGACTGCCTCTGCGACGGGTTCTTCTTTCTTCTTGCGCCTTGTCGTCCTGCGCCTTTCCCTTTTCGGCTTCGGCTTCGGCTTCGGTTTCGGTTCCGGTTGGGCCGGCACTTCGGGCGGGGCCTCGACTGGTGCTTCTACTTCGGGCGGGGCCTCGACTGGTGCTTCTACTTCGGGCGGGACCTCGACTGGTGCTTCTACTTCGGGCGGGGCCTCAACGGGTGCTTCTGCTTCGGGCGGGGCCTCAACTCGTGCTTGTGCTTCTTCCTGGGGATCTCCTACAATGCGGAATCCCGGACTGTTCGCTTGCGCGCGGTCGAACTGTGCCCGGGATGTCGTGATAGAATGACCGGGGAGCAGGCGCTTGCCGGCGATCACACCCGGCCCTGGCCCATCCCTGACTACCGTAACTGATCCTTTCATGGCGGACCTCCAAGTTAAACTCGCGCCGGCGGAAGGCCGTGCACTGCCTCCCACCGGCGGATTCTTCTAGGCGACAACAGGCGTCCCGTGCGAGCCAACGACCTTCCAGCCGCCGGTGATCCATGCCAGCGTGACGGAATCATAGTCAGCCGCAAACGTGATCGTGGTCCCGTCAGTGAGGTTGGCCGGAGTGAGGGTCAAGTCGCCCCCGTCAGAAACAAGGGTAACGACCTTGAGCTGGCCTTCGAACGCACCATCGGCCAACGTCGCGGCCTCAGCGCCTCCAGTGGTG